TTCTTGTATTTGAAATCCGATCATTATTGTAAACCATCTGATTGTTATCCCCCACGCGGGAGTGTAAACCCCCGTTTCTAAAAAAGTATTTTTATCATAATAAAAAACAATCGTAGGAATTATAAACCAATGATGTTTCTTTTTATATATAAAGAAATCTTTTAGATATATTTTTTTAGTTTTCTTTAACATCTTGTTGTTTACTTTTTAACTTATTCAAACACTCATATATAATATGGGATTCTTCGAATGAAAATAAACCATTTTTAAGTGAAAAAAGTAGAGCCATTTCAATTAATTTAATTGCATTCTCATCATTAATTGTTTCAACAAAATTGTTGAATTGTTCTCTACTTTCAAATTGAACTAAGCCACCAAATATTGTATCCATTTTATCAGTTTTTATAATAATACAAAAATTATTTGAAATAACAAAATAATTATAGATATATGTCAGTAAGAATTAATAATCAATTGTTCCCGGCCGAGTACGTGTCCACACCTGAACAAATCGAAAAAGGTATGATGGGTCGTGAGTCACTTAATGGTTGTATGGTTTTCAAAATGAAAAAGGGTCACCATACTTTTTGGATGAAAAAATGTAAAATTCCGTTAGATATTGTATTCGTACTAAACAATAGGATTAGTAAAATACATAGAGATTGTCAACCATGTGAGGGTGAATGTCCTGAAAGATATTCAGGAATTGGTGATCATGTTATCGAATTTCCTGCGGGAACCACTAAAGATTGGAAAGAGACTGATCGAGTATCAATGTATCTTGGGACACCTCAGAACCCTGTTCGTTAATTAATTTTACATTATAATCTACTTTAGGTTTTACTTTTTCAAAAACCCAAAAATAACTGTGGTATTTTCTTGCGTGTTCTTGTTTAGTCCATTTAGATCCAAAACTGTTAATTCTCATTTTAGCAAGTAAAATAAACAAATCCTTTGGATAAAATCCCATTTCCATTGCCATATTCATAACCATAACATGACTAAAATGATTTTTACCGCCAGATACCGTATCTTGACATTTCATAATAACATAACCACCTTTTTTACAAACTCTATACAATTCTTTTAATGAATTATAATAATTTGATTTAAGATGATTAAAAGTTTCATAACCCTCAAATCTTTTTGCAATTATTGAACTACCTTCTTTATTATTTCTATACGTTTTACCGACAACCACAAATGGTGGATCGTACATTATACTTGACATTGAGTCACTTTCGAATGGTAAATTCTCTGAACTAGCATTTATTACAGTATCGTTAATAGGATATATATCTGATTTTAATTTTGGTTGTGATAAGTCTTTCCAAAAAGAACCTTTAGAATATGTACAATCTAAATCAAATTGTTCAATACCATACAATTCCATTATATTAGTTATAACTTCAAAATTTGAAGAATATACACTTTTTACGGGTTTAAAATCTTTTTCCATTTACTTTTTTAAATTTTTAGAATATGTTACAAACATAGGTATTTAAAACCAATAAACCAAATATTTATTAAAAAACATTATTATCATGGGATGCGGATGTAAAAAAAACAGACCAGTACAACAACCTCAACCTCAAGTACAGGTTCAGGTGCAAGAATCAACAACTAATCAACCAAATCAATCTGGTGTTCAATTAACTGAAGAACAACAAAAACAAGTTGATGTCATCATGGATAAATTAAAACAATTGAACTCATAATATCGGACAACTAAAAATTGTCCGATATATTTTTGAATAAAAAGTATATAAATATATAAATATGATAGATAAAGTAAAATTAACCAGTGTAAACATTTTAGATGATGTATACAAAAAATTTAAAATAGAAACTGTTAATGATGAGATTAATTTACAAAAATTAGTTAATAGATCGTTAGATTTATACAATAATGACGAACAATTTAGAGAAAAAATAATAAATCATTTAAATTTAAAAAATAAAAACACTAAATTTTGATTTAGGTTTTTTTTTGTTTACATTTATCAAAAAACATTAAATGATTACTGTAATTTATTCCACACATAAAGACCAAGAGTACAATAAAAATTTTAAAAGTCATATTGAAAATACAATTGGTGTAAAAGATTACCAAATTCTTGAGTATAAAAATGATAATGAATTTGGATTATCTGAAATTTATAATAAAGGAATATCCGAATCAATACATGATATTGTTGTTTGTTGTCACAATGACATAAAATTAGAAAATAATTGGGGTAGGAGATTGATGCTGGACTTTGTCAATAATCCTGAATATGGTATCATTGGTAAAGCCGGTTCTTGTTATTTTCCCGAATCAGGAATCTATTGGGAAAGAATGAATGAAACAATGGTCGGTCAGGTATATCATCATCCGAAAGACTTTACAAAATGGTTAAGTAAATATTCCGCAAAAGTACCCTATTTAATTCCCGTTGTAACAATTGATGGTTTATTTATTTCATTTGATAAAACAAAAATTAAACATCAATTTGACGAATCAATTGGGAAATTTCACTTTTATGATCATGGATTTTGTGTGCCAAATTATTTAGATGGAGTTAAAATTGGTGTTACGTCTTCATTTGAAATAACACACCAATCTGTTGGTGTACCCAATGAAGAATTTTATTTATCAAAAGATAAGTTTGTTGAAAAATATAAAACAAAATTACCGATAGATTTGAAGCCAGAAAAAGTTTATGTTCCTAAATTAGACATTAAAATATCTAAAAGTTTCGGTAAAGTTGCGGTTATTATCCCAACTAAAAATAAAGTTGATTTACTTTTCAATTGTTTAAATTCATTTATTAAAAATTGTACTCAGTCAAACTACGAAATTTTTATTGCAGACACGGGATCAGATGAAGATGAAAAAAATAAAATAAAAGATTATATTAAAAATAACGAAGAGAGTATTAAAATAAATTTAATTGAATATGATTATTACAACTTTGCAAAAATAAATAATGATGTTGTAAAAAATCATGTTAGTGATGAATTTAAATTTATACTATTCTGTAATAACGATATTGTTCTTTTAAATAATGTAATTGATGGAATGATGGATGTCTTTAAAAGAAATCCTAAAACGGGGACTGTTGGGGCTAGATTACATTACGGGGATAACACAATTCAACATGAAGGAATTGTCAGTGTTTTAAATAGCGAAAATGTATTTGGTGTTACACACATGGGTTTAAGAAGTTATTATAGTAAACAAATCAACCCAATGAAAGTATGTGGTAACACAGGTGCTCTTTTAATGATAAGAAAAAATGTATTTGAAAAGTGTGGTTATTTTAATGAAAATTATATTTCTTGTTTCGAGGATGTTGAATTGAATTACAAATGTTTAATTAATAATTTTGAAAATTATTATGATGGTAACTTAGTTGCCTATCATTTTGAGAGTCAATCCAGAAATGAAGATCCAAAAAACATGGAAAAATTACAACAGGATTACATAAATAATCTAGCACCATTTGTTCAAAGTAATTTTGAGAAATTATCTAAATGGTTTGTTAGAATCTAAATATCTTTACTAATTGTTATATCTAAAAATTTATTAAAGTCTAAAATATAGTCATTTATATCATAGTTTGTTGAACAAACAACTAATATTTCACTATTTTCTGTCAAAAATTTTTGTGAGTCCCAAATTAGTTCAGGTACTAATATTTGTTGACCAATTTCAAGTCTATATGTTTTTTCCGATTCACCATCATGTAATATAACATCAACAGAACCATTCACACAAATTATTAATTGTTTCGTTTCATGATGTGCATGATTACCTCTAATCTCATTAATTGGTACATTGTTTACTAAAAAGACTCTCTTGGGAATAAAGGGGAGATTGTGAAATTCAATTGGTATTAACAATCCTCTTTCATCATTAAACACATTAATATTCTCAATTTTACGCATTATAACTTTTAATTATATTAATAATATATAAAACTTCTGAATTAGTCAATAATTCATTAAAAGGTATTGACACGGTTTTTTTAGATTTTAATTCAGACATTGGACATTTTATACTATCAATTGAATATACGGGGTTCATGTGTGCCGCATCATAATGTATACCACATAAAATATTATTTTTATACATATAATCAATAAAATTAGATCTATTTTCAACTTCAATTCTATATAAATGATTACTAGTATTTAAATAATTCAATTCCTTATTGTATGTTTCTCTAATCTCGCCTAATCTTTTTAACTTTGTATTATATGTTTTAAAATTTCTAAGAGCAATATCACACTGTATACTATTCATATACATTTTATAACCAGGAAATTTAATTTTTCGATCCCAATTATTTTCAGCATACGACATACCATTTAATGCCAATTCTTTTAATTCTATGATTTTTTCAAAATCATTTGAAACAATAATACCCCCGTCACAAGAACCGATTGGTTTTGTGGGGTAAAAACTGAATACCATTAAATCATTTGGATTACATTCATTTTTAAATTGGTTCTTTTCTAGTTTTTGTGCCGAATCAATAACTTTATAATCACCAAAATCGTGTAATAAATATGAATCACCAACCCAATCTGTATTATCGGAAAAATTATGTTTATTTCCTGATGTTATTATTGCGTTAAGTACAACTGGTGGTATCATACTAGGTACCGTGATAGTTAAATTTTTATATTTTGATAATAATAAAAATATCGCACTAGTTGCACTATTAAAACTAACAGCATATTTTGCACCAACATATTCTGAAATTTTTTCTTCAAATTCATTTACTATCTTATCATGTAAAAGATTAGAATATTCACCAGTATTGATTATATGGTTATTTATGTTAAATAATTGTATCATTTTTTTCTAATTACTACTTGATATTCTTTTTTAATTAATTCATACTGATTTTCATATTCGTTCAAAAATTTGTCAATACCAAAAGATGTTGCTTCTTCGTGGTACATTTTTCCCCAAGAGTAGTCATCAAATATAATGACACCCCCTTTTTTACATAATTTAAATGAATTAATTGAATCAATATAGACTGCCGATGCTCTGTGATCACCATCAATATAAATTAAATCAAATTGTGATTCATATTTTTCTAACAATTGGGGAAAAACTTCTGAACTAATATTTCTATATAATTCTAATTTATTATTTTTAATGTGATGATTTGTATTATTTATAAACCTATCATACTGATTATTAAAATATTTATAAATGGTATTGTTATTATGAACATCACTTTCCTTTAATTCTGTGTTTAAATAAACATCGGTCAGTGGATCGACACATATTAATTTACCATTTTCATTTAATATATTATCAATTATATAATTCGATGTTAGTCCTTCGAAACAACCGATTTCTAAACACAATGTTAAATTTTTAACACCGTTAGTATTAATTTTGAATTCATTATTCCAATCGTAAGTGTATTCCATATTTTTTATTTTTTTAATTTAAATTTTGCCATTGTACCAACTTGTTCAACTAATTCTAAAAAATTTAAAGCATCTTGATATTCGGGTCTATTAAAATCATGAATGAAAATAATTGTGTTATCGTGTGACATTAATTTCACAACTGAAGCACAAGAAACCCTTGCTCTACCATCAATTAAGATAACATCAAAAGGTCCTTTATCTAAAGGTGCCTCAATATAAGATTTAAATTCTTCGTATGTACCACAATGTCCACCCTCTACATATGGTAAGTCAGGTTTTTTTAATATTATCTCGCAATTAGATAATAATCCATCTTGTAATTTATTATACCAATCTTCTTGATGTTCTATCGAAATTATATTTAAACACTTATCGGCAATTTCAAATGTCGATTGACCAGAGCCATATTCTAGTACTTTTTTTGTTTTATCTATTTCGGCTAAAAAAAAGACTGATTCATTTGTTGTTGTAAACATATTATATTGTATTATATTATTTTAGTTCGATATAACATATCCAAGTGTAATCTTTTTTTTCTTCAAAAAAAGTGGGATACTTTTCGTTATCGTTTATTGTTAATAAAGGTTCTGGTGTTGGATAATTTTCATCCCAATTATCACCCCATCTTGTTATCTCTGATTTAAATAATGGTGGCATTTCTTGATAAACCGAAACATTTTCTTTAAAATAATCTAAATCTGAATCGTTCTTATCATACCAAGTTTTAATTCCGTCCAAGTCAATAACATATCTGGTGTTGGATAATATTTTTTTTGGTGTATAACAGTCACCTAACTGATAAGGATAATTATCTTCAGTCATAAAAACCTTAAAACCCAATGATTTGGCATGTTTTAGTCTCTCTAAAAAATTTTGATGATCATCAAAAAAAATCATAGTATCTTCTTTTGGTATGTGATCCCAATCAGTTTTTAAAAAATCTAATGTTTGATATGTGACTTTAGGACTCGTATAAACTCTAAAATGTGGTGAAGGGTCAATAGATATTATTTTTGTATCTGGACTAGCTTGTTCAAAAAACCAAGTGCCAAGTCCTTTCCATACACCACTCTCAATTAGATATTTAGGTTTAAGTTTTTTAACAACATACCAAGCCGAAAACATGTGTCCAGATTTCATACCACCATTATTGTCTTTTATGGGTCTTGATTCGTATAATGTCTTAAATTCATCTAAATGTTTTAACATATCTACTCTATCCCATTTGCTTAAAAATTCAGTCATTTGTTTTTTTCTTTAAATAAATAATTATTATCAATATTATTAATTATATAACCATATTTTTCACATAAATAAATCAAATTATTTTTATTGTGAAAATATCTATATGTTGTAATTTCATCATACGCATCATATGTTTCGTAATAGCTAGGTTTATCGGTTATTTCCATTCTACCTATTAATAATTTTTTTGGTGATAGTTTTAACATATTTTCTAATACATCATCACCATTTGGTAGTACATCCAATAAGGCACCTATATGAATCATATCAAAATTATTTATATAATCTGACGATAATTCATTTATATCTTTAACATAGAATTCTTCGTAATTCCATTTATTTTTGGCCAATTCAATTGCATCAGACGAATAATCTATTCCAGTATATTTTATATTATTAAACTCCCTATTACATAATTCATAGTAAGTACCACATCCACAACCAATATCTAAAATGGATGTGGGTTTTTCTTGGATGATAAATTTAATAAAATCCATCCAATGTTGTGGGTAGTTATTTGATAGTTGTTTTATATTTAATTCTAATTGTTTTTCAAAAACGTTTTTATTTTTCCAAGAATCAATTAATGCCATATTTTTTAATTTGATTTTTAAATTTAATAAGTAAATTATCCATATTATTTTTTATTGATTCTGGATGTTCGCCAATAAATTCACTTGTTTTACATTCACCGCGAACGTGTGGTTTAAATTCGTGTACACCATTCCACATTTCTTCAATATAATTTTTTTTATCGATATCACCAGTAACCCAAGGTAGATAAACATCATTAAAATAATTATCAATACAATTATTTCGACTAACACTATCTTTATAATAATTTACTTTCTTATAAACTTGGTCAGGAAAAACATATGAATAATGATACATCTGTACCCCCAATTTTTCAAATAATTGATCACTATCGATATGTTTTCTTACGATATTTGATGTTACCGGATATTGAATTGTGGGTGGTCTATGTGTTAACCATGTTGACCCCTTTGTATATTTAAACACTCTTAAAAAGTTATCTCTGTTTAATTCAAAACCAGTTAAATAATGATTAAACCCACCATAAAAAGAACAACTTCTAATGCCGACACTTGTCGGTTGTTCTTCTTTTAAAAATTCGATCATTTTAACCAAATCTTCAGTTTTATAAACCTCATCTGAATCTAAATTCCATATATAATCAATATCATCATTAATATGTTCCATGTACGCCCTACATTGATCATCTTTTTCAGTAAACTGACCATGTACAATTTTTATTTTATTCTCGGGATCTGGAAATTCATTTAATATTTTATTTGTTTCGTCAGTAGAGGTTGTCCTACCTTGCCTTTGCCAATAAGAAACTGGCCCTTCCGCAATTAAAATTTGACTTGCAAATGGATAAACCTGTTCTAAACATTCTTTTAAAACATAATCACCCTCAAAAATTATCATACCAAATGCTATCTTCATTAGTTTTGTTTTTTAATTGTAATATTTAATTTTGGTTTCTTTTAATTTATTGTAATAATCATCATATATCAATTTTAAAGACTTAACGTTTGTATACATTTCAATTGGTGTATAGATATGATGTTGTGTTGATGGTATATACCCATTTTCACGGAAATCAAATTGTGAAAAATGTGTAAAAATAAGTTTTTGTTTTCTTCCTTCCCAAATAATATTATGATTAGATTCATAATCTGAATAATCATATAATTGCCATTGCCAAGGTGCTCCGTGTCCAATTTCACCATCTATAAATATTAAATCACTCGGACACATATTTGGAAACTCATCTAAATATTTTTGATCTCCACAGGTTGCTAAATGTGGATATTTTTGATTTAAAACCGCATCTGACCACCAGTTTAGTATTTTCTTACCTATTGTTCCATTTTTAAAAAAAACAATCCCGACATTATAAAAACCTTCATCTCTACTATAATTTAATGGAAATTGTCTATGTCTGAAAATACCAATTTCTTTATTTCCAATTGAATTTAAAATAACATCAACGTCATCGTGTAATAAAATATCACTATCAATGTACATTATGTCGCCAATATTTTTATTAATTAAAAAATTTGAAAAATATGAAGCTAAAGACCAACAGAAATATCTGTAATTACTATTTTTTAATTTTAGTAATATCTCATCGTTTGATAAAAGTTCTGAGACATTATAAATAATTAATGTTTCTGATTCATGTTTTTTTGCAATTTCATAGCTTTGATCATCAATACATAAATAATGTAGTTTAAAATTTTTTGAATATTTCAATAGGGATTCATATAATGTTAAACCCTTTATTAAATAATTTATATCTGAAACTGTACAAATGTTTATCATAAATAAAAATTTTTTTCTTGTCTTCTTTTAAATGTTAAAAAATCATCACCGTAGTGTGTTTCGTTTCTCTGATATAAAGAATCAAATTCATTGGATTTATCAACACTGTGATGTTTATGTCTTATGATAACTTTACTATTATAAACTTGTTTTTTTAACATATTACCGACAATTGTAAATTCATTATCAGACCATAAAGATTTATATTCTGGATTGTATATGTAATTAAATCTATCATAATATTTTTTACCTAAAATACACAACGTATTCAAATTATCTCCATGATTTCCATCATTAAACCATAAAATACCGTCGGTATCAACGAAGTTTTTTTTCATTTCATCTCTTATTATTTCATCATAATTTTTTATTTCTGGCACCATATCATCAGAAGCCAATAAAATAATATCATACTCTATATCACTAAAACCATTATTTATTGCTTCTATTTTACTTTTATTTTGATTAAATACTAATCTTGTATTTTTAAGTTTACTTATCTCGTTTTTAATATCATTATTATTCATTAACTGATCATCAACATCACAACTGACATTAATAAAATAATTTTCATTATCACTTAATAAATCATTATAAATTTTTAAAACATTTAAAAATTTAATGGGTCTGTTTCTAGTTGGAAATTGTATTAATAATTTCATACGTATGCGGGTTTAAATTTTTCATTATTACCATGAACTGTTATTTCATATCTTTGAGTGTTCCATATATTCTCATCAGGAATTATGTTAAAACTAATGTTTAGTTTCCATAATGTAAATGGTAGAGATACCTGACATTGTGGATAAATCATTCCAAATTTCATTATTTCTTTAAACCATAATTTATTAAATTCAATAACATCTAAATATCTGTTGTTTCTTAAAAGAAATCCACTTTGGTATAGTCCATTATTTTCTGGATAGTTATGTAAATTCTTATATTCATTTAATTGAGGTAATATTTTTTCTTTTGAATATTTTGGTATTGTCAAACTATATATACCTTCTTGGTATATACAATTCCTCGGGAACCCAGCCAAACAAAAATGTTTATATAATAAAATTTTATCTGATTTAAAATTTTTAAATAAAAAATTAACGTAGTCTTTATCTTTTATAACAAAATTAGCATCTAACCAAATAGTGTAATCGTAATCTGGTAAGTAATTGTGTGAAAGACATTTTATTTTTTTATATGAAACAGCCGGTGGAACATTATTATCTTTTTCGATATATATTATCTTCCAATCATCCGATTTTAAATCGGGATTATCGGTGAAACATATATAATCTAATCCATCTATTTTTTCTGGTGGTTTTAGTGTTTCGTAATCACCAAATATCGCCGTATATAAACAAATTTTCATTATAAATTAATATTAAAAATATTATCAACTAATTTTGTTCTTTCATTACCGGGCGGTGTTGTGGTAAAAAAAATGTCACCTAATTTATATTCGTCGTACATTTTTAAAAATTCATCAATGTTTTTAAAAGCATCCTTAGAAGAACTATTTATTAATTTTGTTTTTATATTTTTTCTAACATAACTCATGTGATGCATCTCCATTTCATCTCTAGTTAATATTAATGGTTTATTTGAATCCATTCTACGAGTTGGGTCCACCAATACAGGTGATATGTTTCCAAACTTATATGTAGAATTATTTAATATTTTAAAAATCAAAGAAACATAATATGTGTTATATGGAAAAATTTCATATGTGGGTTCTTTAAAATAAGTCTTCATCTGACAATATGATGAATCATAGTCCCCATCTATTAGTTTATTTTTTAGATATTTGAATTGTTCCAATAAATAAAATTCATCGGAATCCATACTCATATGGTGAGTACATCTATTTCCTTGGGAAATATAAAGACCAATATTTCTTTTTACAATTTCGTTGTAATGTCCACCATTCTCGATCTTTGGTTTGTATTCGTATAACTCATCAACTAAACCTTCCGATTTTAATCTATTGAGTAATGGTATCAATTCTTCATTACATTTATTTCCAAAATTAGATATTGTCTGATAAACAACTGAAATATAATCGACTTCTGATCTTATTTGCTTAATAGAACCTTCGAGTAATTCTTCTCCATCAAATATGTTATAACTTACACCTAAACGCATAAAAAAATATTCACTAAAATATAATGAATATTTTTCAAAATAAAAAGTATTTTATCTTTTTTTTTTAATCGGTTAAATCGGTAAAAAATCCTTTGGTTGTTAAATCCTCAGAATTGTTTTTAGATCTTTCTTCTGCTCTGGCAATCTCCTTTTCTGTGAATAGAAGACATCTTTCGTTTTTACCGTCAGCATCTTCTACCCAAACGGAAACATATTTAGCAGAAGCGTTTGAAAACTTCTTCTTTTCAGTATTCCAAACTCTGATTAATCTACCTGATTTAACTTTTACCTTGTCAATTAAACTAGCCATATGTTTTTATTTATAAATATCATGCGAAAAAATAAAGTACCGCACCTAATGAAGTTACACCAGCATCGACCCAATCAAATTTTTCTTTTTGATAAAATCTATCATAACATTCTTTAAGTAATCCTGCAATTGTTGCCACACCTAAACAAATAAATCCTAGTGTTGGTTGTGTGAAAAAATCAAACCGAGCGTTTATAATTACAATTAAAAGGGATAATGCGAATCCTGCGGTAAAATGCATTGCTTTGTCTTGTGGTATCATATTTTGTTTTTTTAATATCCTACTAAGTTTCTTATTATTAGACTATCGTTTTGAATACTAGTACATCCAAATGAATTAGGTCCTATCCACCAATATCCAGGTCTTGAATAAGAATTACCCATGATAGGTGCTCTACCTGTTGTAGAATTTCCAAAACCTGCGAAATATTCTGCAAGAAAATTACAATTAGCATCATAATTTGCTTGGTGGTACAATCCAAAAGTGTGTCCTACCTCATGAGATGAAGCTTCCCAAATAGATTTTTGTCTATATCCTAATGCTTTACTAAATACAAAAGCAACTACCTCTTCACCCCATTTTATTGATTCTATAAAAGCGACACCTCCTGCACAAGCTGTTGGTCCACAATACCATTCATAGTTTTCTGTAATTATCAATCTCTGTCTACGAACAATAGAAGCATTATTATAAACACTAGAGTCTGTAGTGACATTGATGTTTTTAAATTGAGCAAAGTCAGTGGTTATAGAATCTACAATGTTTTTTATTTCTGTTGAACTAAGTCCTGATGGTGTAGCATAAAATGGTAAACCTCCGTTTTGCCCTATCCAATAAGGACTATTTACATATTCCCCATCAAAATCTAAAAATATAACCCAGTTTCCTGTACCAACAATAGGTGGAAATGGTGTTGCATCACAAGCGTCTCCTATACCATCTTTATCACTATCTAATTGATCGGGGTTAAATGTGACAGAACAGTTATCCTGTGTATTAGGTATACCATCTTTGTCTGTGTCCCTTACTCTTGTTCTAAGTGCAATCTGTTGTTCTTGTGGAGACATTCTAGCAACGGTATTGTAATTACCGTTTAGAAAGTCACATGATTCTGGTTTATTTTTTAATGTAAAATTGTTTGTTATTTTTTGACAAGAAAAAAACAAAAATAGAATAAAAAAAAGATAGGTATTTTTCATAGGATATTGTTTACTATAAATATCATATGAAAATTAAATTTTATATGATTTTATACCACCACAACCAACCTAACAACCTAACAACATAATATCTTAATTTATTATCAAACTTGTTTGAATTGGTGATATTTGTCCAAAACAACATTTCTTTATCACATTCCTTTCTTGTCATGTTGTGATTTCTATTAACATATAAAACGTCGTGTACTAAATAACCAAATAGACCGTCATTATATGGTCTCACAATTGACCACAACCATTTAGGTACTGTGGACATATCATAATAAAATCCTTTGGGGATGTTTATGATTTTACCACTACTTAATACTACCGTAATTGGTTGTGCTATTTTCCAATATTTGGAACTATTATCGGAATATACGTAGGATTGGATAATTAATTCGTCGGTTAGTAGTTTTTCGACTACATTATCTTTAGTTATATAACCTCGACTTACCACTTTGAATTGAATTAGTTATCAACGCAAAATTATTATTTCTTATCTCGGTAACATTCTCTGAAAGTTGAATCCAATTAGGATCATTATTACTCACACCTGTCACTATTTGTGATTGTAATAAAGTTAACATTTCTGTATTTATTTCATTATAACTACCTTCAGGTTTTTGAGACAAAATGTTAAAAACGGTTGTTACAGTATTAACATCGGACTCAATAGTTACTAAATCGTCATCACCAACACCAATACAACCATCTTTTATTTTGTGTAATGTTGAAAACGAACTATATGCTGCAAATCCGAATAATATTTCAGCAATTAAGTAAAAATGTTTTGCTTTTAATTCTATTTGTATCATTGTATTTTATTTATAAATATTTAGTTTATTGTAATTTTATAAAAAGTAACTTAAATTAATTTCACTTCTTAATGTTTGGTTACTTCCACCATAATTATCTACTTATTTCTTCCCAATCCATTGATGCAAGAATAGCTCCTCCTCCACCTCCTACATTAGAAGCTACTACAATAGTAAGTTCAAATGGAGTTCCTGTTAATCCATTTCTTTCAAGTTGTGTTTTAAAGAGTGCTTCTTTAAGAATATCAACTTGAGTTGAACCTTGGTTTGACACACTAAAAAACCCACTTGCAAGTATTCTTCCTCCTGTAAATGAAGTTCCGTCTATGTTATATTGAACAGAAGAGTTATTAGGAGCATCAACCCAAGTACCACCTGTTGTAGTTCCAGATGATATTACCTGCCAATTATAATCTCCTGAAATAGTTGCCATTATAGAAATTGCGGTAGATATCACTATAGCATCTAAACGATTAGGAGATGTTTTAAGACGTATACTTAGTACAGGATAAAACGTTCCTGCAACTGCTAATGTTGTTGGAGTTGTTACAGGAATACCAACAGCTTGTTGTAACCCATTAAGTTGATATCCTCCTTCAGATAACACTGTAGAACATATTTGCTTTAATGTACTTGCTCCACTTGTAGCAGTTGTATTTGTTATTTCATATCTTAATGGTAGTGAAGCTGTTGTAATATATGTAGATGTAATTAAATTAGCATGCTGAAACTTATGACAAACATGAAAGTTACCATCTATTACAAATCCTATTCTAACTGTACCCACACCCAACCACTCCAAATCCATAAATAAAATTTGGGCTTTTGTAAAATCAAGTATTATTCCACTTGGCCCTGAGCCATTCATAGGGTCAACATTCCAACTTGCCTGAGCAACAGGTGTATCTACTAATGCTCCTGAGACAGAACTTCTTTCAACAAAACTTACTGTACTACCACTCTGTTCTAAATAATATCCATTTTCTGCTCCATAATAACCCACTCTTTGTCTAAGACCTGTTTTAGCAGCACTCATTACAAATGTAGATAGTACAAGAAGACTTTTACCAGGTTGATATGAAAATACCTTTATAGTTTCTCTTGTAACAGAAGAACCTGAATCCGCTGTTACATCTAAGTTAATTAGTCCTTGGTTAGCATCAAATGTAGCAGTACCACCTGTAGCAGTGGCAGTAGACCATAATCCATTATCATCATACCTATGGCTTGAATCAAATAATGTAAATGGTTCACTAACTCTTAATCTACCAAACGAATCTATGTTTGGAGAGTTTGAATATTTTATTTCATTGTTAATTATATATGACATATATTATATTTTTTATATTATCCACCAATTATTATCTCTTGCCATTAAATGAAGGGCGACATATCTTAAATTAATATCAACATAATTATTCCCATCAATTAATCCTGAAGATGGAATTAATCTTATTCTATGTGTTGCCGCATATCCTCCTTCATCTTTAATTGTAAAATTATAACCATCATAACCACTCGGATTTGGTAATGTTAAATCAACATCTCCATTATAATTAACACCATAATAATTGAATGACGTTGTTAATGTTTGTGATGATACGGTTATACCTGTTGTACTATAAGCTAATGCTGATGATAAATTTCTATATCCAATTACACCGTTAGAATCTGAAGTTAATATTCTTGTGTCCCCCGAACTTATTTGGAGTCCTTGTATTCTAATTGGGTTTGTTGTTGCCGATATTGATAACTTATGTCCACTATCAACTGTTGTACCAATTAAAGTATTTCCAGACAAACTATTTAATATGTTATCACCCGTTGTGTTTTGATATGCGATGTGTGTTACGCCCGTCATACCCGACAATATTGGGTTATAATATATACCTCTTATTGTTGTAGAAAACGCATTGGTTTTATTAATTACTGGGTCTATTAATAAAGTATTTGCGTCCCATCCATTAGTGTTAGGATTTGTCCAACCTAAATTTATGTTTACAATAGATGAATTACCCTGATAATAGTCTCTCACTAATCCATATCCACCTCTTCTAACAAAAGTCCATTTGTCTTTTGCACCGCCTTGTTCATCTTCAATAAAATATGTTGAATTTCCATTTCCTGGTTTTCTATATATACCAACATTTGCAATTGGTACTGTGGATGATGTTGTGTTTATTTCAAAGCCAGATGATACACCACCAATTAATACGTTACCAGTAAAAGTACCATTAGAGTTAACAAATAAATTACCACTTGAACTTATATTTGTTTTTAATGTTCGATTTTGTGTTGGTGGATTACAACCAGATCCATCACAAGCGGCAGATGAACCCGTATCGGTAAATGAATTTGTACTTGTGTTATAAAACCTATTTGTACTATTCCAAGGATTTGATCTATATACTCTATACGAGGATATACCGGCGATTGCCGTCCATGTAAGACTAACAGAATTAGTTAATCCAGAAAGTGAAACAGAACTTATTGTACCAGCTGGTGTGGTATAACCAAGATTATCAACACCAACAATGCGATATGTGTATGTTGTACCTGTTGTTTCACCTGTAATCGCACCACCCGTTGTTGAATCAGTTAAAATTGGTTGTGATGGTGTGGAAAAAGTTCCAACACCAAAATTATTTTGAATTCTTGTTACACCGTAACTATCTAATTTAACACCAGAATCAGTTGTCGATCCGACAATTATATTTCCATTATTATTAAAAAGTGCACCAAATGTTGTACTATTATCTACAGGCCCCCCGACTAACCATTGACCACTTAATTGTCCTGTTGGATAGTTACCTGAGTAGACTCTAAAATTATTTCCGTTCTGTTCGATACGACTCCACCAATTACCATTATAACCACCGGAATTTCCCGATGGTCTAAATGTCATTCTTGTTATAAAAGAACCTTCATCAGAAATTTCTACAATACCGTCATTTGAATTTCCATACAAAAAACCATATCCATAACTAGAACCAATAACAACACCCGCATTTCTTGTTCTTAAATCTATATTTGTAACATTGGAATGTGGTGAATTTGTATACGTTGGTGATATATCGAGACCAATTAAAGTATTTCCAGATATTGATGCCGTCAATGATGGATTAAATATTGTACCTATTGTTGTTGCGGTGGTTACTGTTACCGATGTAATTGAAGGTGAAAAAGTTGTTTGTGGATTAATTGTTAATGTGTACCCACTTGTGGTTGATACCGTTCTGTTTGATTGTAATGTTCCATCAATATTATAAAGATTATCTACATTAGTTAAATTAGATCCATCACCATATATCGTGTTCCCACTAATGGTAGTTGCGGTAACACCACTTTGAAATAATACATCACCAGTAACTGTTCCACCACTTAATGGTAAATAATCTGTAATAACCGCTGTTGTTCCTGTCCATACACCCCAATACTCACCTGACCACTGCCATGTTGTACTAGCGAAAGTATATAAATCTCCGATAACCGGTGAATTTGGAAAATTAATTGCCATTTATTATAAATATTTTTTTATTCATTTATCTTTATTAAATTGGTTCTGTTGGTATCAACCCAGATGAATTTAAATCATCGTACAATTGAATAATTTCATTTTTATTTTGGGTCACCCATTTTCTTCTATCATCACTATAACCAAATTCCATGATCTCCGCTTTAAATTCATTGTATTTGATTACAAATAAATCGGCGAAGGAATTGAAACCAATCATATAGTCAACCCCAAATTGAACTAATTTACCATATTTAATTGCCAATTCTTCAGTCATAATTTATATTAATTAAATCTTAAATTTGCTCCGATTACACTTGTTGAACCTCCGGCAAATCTTTCCATTATTATTTCAAATTTTATATAATAAACGGGTTGACCCAAATAATTTTTAGGTACATTAACAACAACATCAGAATATTGAAGTGCATAATTTGTACTTGTTTGTGATAAGTACGTCGCTGGTGCAATTGTATTATATGGAAACTCACCGGCAGTACTTGCAAGTACCGTTCTAACACCGACATTATTTTGAACACCACCAAATTGTTCATGTGTTGTTACTCTAAATGAATAAACATAATCTGTTGCCGTTGTGGTATGTGGTAATTTTAATGCAGTTTCTAAATCAAAAGCAACGAACATACCCCTATCAAGTAGTCCAAAATTTTGTACTCCAGTTCCACCAAAAACTTCATAATTAGGTATACCGTTAAAACCTAATTTAAAACTAACTGGAAGTGTTGATGCGAATTGAGGTAGTGTACTAGAAGCGAGAACACCATCATTGTTTATTGTAACAACTTTATTGTTTGTATCACCACTTTGTAACCCCTCAATTCTTACTGGATTTTCTGAACCAACAATATGTAATTTATTTGTTGGTGATCTTGTTCCAATACCAATACCACCTTTACCTTCTGATAGTTGTATACTAATACCTGATGTTGATGATCCAAAATTTATGTCACCCTCGTTTAAGGGATTAATATTTAATGGTGAACAAGAATGTATATTTGAAACATATAAATCATTAACACAATCTCCGGATATACCTATTTGATTTACATTAATTGTATTTGCAGTTAAACCACTTAAAACTAAATAATCACCGATTGTGGTAGTACCACCTCCACCACCTCCTATTGTTGCCGGTTGTACCCATTGTGATGAATTTCCGTCATTTATCCACACATATTCAATACCATTGTTTGTGTTATACCATCTATCACCATTAACTAAAACATAACCCGTTGGTGTTGATCCCGAAATAAAATATCTCGATGCGTTTACTAATGTGTTTCCAGTGTTACCTGTTATATCTAAATAAATTCTAAATCCACCTCCAGTATTATACCCTAAATAAAGTATATTATATCTATTATCAAAACTACCACCAGAAATCCATTTATCATTTGTTAACCCACTATATGGTGAATAATGTAGAACACCGTTAGAGTCTACCGTAACTATATTGTTGTCATTTGATAATTGTAGACCTTGAATTCTAACAGGATCGGTAGAACCTGTAATATGTAATAAATTTGTTGGGGATTCCGTACCAATACCAACATTGGTACCGTCATATGTGAATCCTGTACTGCCCGATAATATACCATTATTATTGTATATTACTTGTTTATTAGAACCGACACCATAAAATGTTTGACCACTTATAGTTGTTGCGGTGATTCCACTTTGGAATAATACGTCGTCAGTAACCGTTCCACCACTTAATGGTAAGTAGTTTCCTGATATTGTTATATCACTTAAATTTTTATATTTTATAATACCATTATTGTCGGATGTTAATATTCTGGTTTCCGTTGTTCCACTTTGTAATCCAACGAATCTAACAGGATCGATTGTATCTTCAACATGTAATCTGTTTAAAGGTGTTACGACACCTATACCTATTTTTCCTGTTGTTGTAGGTGAATCACTAGGACTTCCACCAGAAGTATCAAAATTAGTATTGATACCAAATAATACACCACCAATATTAATAGAATCCGTGGTTCCATTTGGTAATGTGATAGAATTACCAATAATGATATTATTTTTTCCTATTTTACTAAACCCAAATCTAGGTGTTCCTACATTAAAACCTATTAATGTTGAATACGATGCGTTGGTTGAATCTTTACCTGCCAAATAACCAATAAAATTTGAAAATCTAGCGTAATTAGCATTTGAACCCGCGTTAGTACCTATAAAAGTTGAACCTGACGCATACAATGCACCACTACCCGCTAAATTACCTATAAAATTTGAATCAAAACCTCTGATTTGTCTATCAAATCCAACAATTGTTTCACCGTTGATATTATATCCCGCATTATACCCTATAAAATTTGAAAATCCTGCGTTTTTTGAATTTTGTCCCGCACCAATACCAATAAAATTTGAATTGTTTGAATTTTTTGAATCTGAACCGGCACTTTGTCCAATAAAATTACTTAGATCACTATCATTAGCCCTAATACCTGATCCATACCCTATAAATGTTGATCTACTTGCACCTGTTGTTTCTCTACCCGCAAAATCACCAAACGAAATTTGGTCAAAACTTAAAGACTGGGCATTAGGTCCTAATGCAAATGAACCTTGACCAGTACTACCAGTAATGACATATGGTTTCTCGTATGGATAAACTGTAGGTATAACATCACTTTCGGCATACCATTTTGGGATACCTTGTAAATTTCTTCCGTCACCATAAAATGTTTGACCACTTATAGTTGTTGCGGATATTGTATTTACCTCTAAGTAATTTAAATTAGTGTTTCCACTAACACTTAAATCACCGTTAATAGTTAATCCTGTTAGTTCATTAATAAGTACACTAAACGTAGATCCTGAATTATCAAATATTGTAAATTTATTTGAATTGTTATATGTGAATCCAGTCACATATGTGTCACCTGTCACAGAAGATATAATATCCGATAATGATCTATATTGAATGGTGTTACCAGTACTTAAACTTAATATTTTTGTGTCAGATGTACTTAAATTAACCGTATCTAATTGAACAGTATTTGAAAATCTACTTGTACCATTAACATCAAATTGAAATGTGCCGGGTAAAACATTAACGCCCACTTTACCATTAAATCTCAACAAATCATTTGCGAAATCACCATATATCAATGGTGTTGATGAAGTGGTATTTTCAATGTAAAGTAAATTTGATCCCGTTTCGTTTCTACCCGCATTAAGACCAATAAAAACATTATTACTACCAGTTATATTATTAAAACCAGCATTTTTTCCGACAATTGTGTTACCATCTCCAGAAGTCGCATTTTGTCTTGTGTTGGTTCCGATATATACGTTGTTTCTACCTGTAAGTTGATTCAATGCTGAACCATTTCCTATAAAAACATTGTCATCACCAAACGTCCCTGTTGTTGCACCAGTAAAATTAATTGCAACAGTATCACCAATTATACTATTAAAACTACCTCTAATGAGTTTTGTTAAAGAATTATTACCAAAAACTGTATTTTTAACACCACTAGTGATTCCCGTCATTGAGGTGTTACCAACAACTAAGTTAGTTCTAACGTTAGATGTTGAAATTCTACCAGCATTTTTACCGATAAATAAATTTGCAAATTCTAATTCCGCGGGATTAGTTATAGATGATCTTATTTCAAATAATATATTTCCCGACTCGTCTAATCCATTTAAAAATCTATCATTAATATTAGAAGTTCTTCTTAACGATAACGTATTTCCACTTAAATCAACAATCCTATTTGACAATAGATAACCATCGACAGTATATATATTATCTATATTTGTTAAGTTAGATCCGTCACCATATAATGTTCCACCACTTATCGTTGTTGCCGATATTATATTAGAAAATAAAGTATTGAGATTTGTGTCTCCACTAACACTTAAATCACCATTAATGGTCAATCCTGTTAAATCGTTTATTGTAATAACAAACGAAGAATTGTTATTATCATTAATTGTAAGTGTATTATTTCCATAGGTGACTCCCGTAACAAAAATATTTGGGTCTATTGGAAGATTTTGATAAGTAGTCGCACTTATTGTCGTTGCAATAAACCCGCCATTTAATGTGGTGTTACCCGTTATATTTAAATCACCATTAAGATCTAAATCACCATTAATTGTTAATCCTGTTAGTATGTTAAAAGATGCGGTTAATGTGTATCCCGACCTGTCGACTATTGTAAAAGTATTGTCACTATATGTAAATCCTGTGGTATAACGATCAAAATCGTATTCAAAACCACTAACAGTTATCGTGTTACCACTATTGCTAGTTAGTGTTAAGACACCTTGACTAAATGATCCACTATTAAGATACAAATCACTTATTGGTGTACCTGACAAATATATATTCTCAGAATATATTGCATCTATAGGTCCATCAATTTTACCTATTTGAACCGTGTACCCCGAAGGTACGGTTATGGAGTCAATTTGTGACCAATTTATCTTTTGTAATCCCATATTAAAAGTAAAGTCTTTATATAAATACTTTTATATGGTTTAATTAATAAAAAAAGGAGGTTAAACCTCCTTTTTTTTATTTTAGAAATAATTTTTTATTATTTCAACAATTTCATCTTCTGTTTTATAATTTATTGATGGTACATATATATGTCCTGTTTCAGAATTATCAGGAGACACTAAAATTGTAGGTAAAAAATCATAATTTGTTAGTTTAACAATTTCATCCCAAACTTCTTTATTTTGTGTTACCTCAACCTCCTTATATGATATATTAATTTCATCAAGTCTTTTTTTAAGACTTGAACAATGGTAGCACCCATCAAGAGTAAAAATAACTATTTTATCCATTATTTTATTTTATCAAGAAATTCTTTATAATATGAATCAGGTCTAGCCCCATTTGATCTATCTATTAGATTTGATCCGTCATATATCATAATCGTAGGTACAGAAGTTATTCCTAACTCAACTGTAGAATCTCTATTTTGGTCAACATCAACCTTTAAAAATTTAAACTCGGGATATTGTTTTGATAATTCATCTAATCTAGGTGTTAACATCCTGCAAGGTCCACACCAAGAAGCCGAATAACTAACCAATAATTTATTACCTTCTGATTGTAGTTGTTTAACTACGCTTGAACTTACATTTTCCATAATTAATTTCTATTAAATCCTATTTTATTTTCTTTTTGTGTTTTAAAAGTTTCAACATCAATATTATATATATCTGCTAATACCATTCCTTCATTTACTTCCACATTTTTTCCTAATTTTTTTAATAGTTTATTCGTTTCTTCGGAATTTAGGGACCCAAATTTGTGTTCCGCAATCAATCTACCTTTACGCAAAAGAGCGGGGTCGATTTTTTCTCTTTTCATATTAAATGTGGCAATTATTTGAATACCTAAACAATCACCCAAAATACCATCTGTTAAATTTAATATGTTCGATACTCCTGCAGGTGAACCATTACCTTCCCTATCTGAAATTACACGTTCAGCGTCTTCAATTACTAATATTGAGTTTTTATGTTCCATCAAAAATGGAATTATTGATGGTTCAGATAGAACTTCCGCCATTGACGGAGGGATAAATAAAATTTCCTTTTCTTTTATTAATTTAGTTAGAAATTTTAAATAAGATGTTTTACCTGTGCCAGGATCTCCATGTAAAAGGATTATACCTTTATCCATTTCTTTATTTAATCTTTCAACAATTACATCATGTATCTTTGCAAATTTACCACCATAATTTAATTCGAGATCGATTTCGGTTGTTGGTAAATCATATTCCTCCAAATCCAAATGACCCATCTCACTTTTGATTAAAGAAATATTTTTCTTCTTCTTAATTCTTTCAAATTCTTTTAATTTATCGAAATTAAGTTGTTGATCTATCTCGCCATTTCTAAAGTCATATAATATTTCTAATTGGTAATATTCGTCAGCATTATTTGTTTCGTTTATCATTTTTAAAATGATACCGTTTTTTTTGTTGATGAAAATAAACGACATCACCGTTCTATTTGATTTTCCAAATGTTTGATTTCTTGTTTCAACAAGAAAACCATTTTCGATTAAATAATTTTTAAGTGAAATATCATATACTTTAGAATAGTTAGAGTACTTTGAGGGTATAACGTCAAATAACGTTATAAAAACTTGTTCTAATGGGAAATCATTACCATATACAGTATCGTATAAGGGATAATATTTGGATAATTTTGACATACTACAAATGTAATAAAATTAATGAATAAAAAAAAATTAGTTCAAACATATTTTACCAAAAGTACCGACATCCATAAATAACTTATCTTCTATAGTCTCTTCCTTAAATTCTTTTTTGGTGATATCAACTAATTGTAATGTTTTTCTTATTAACTCAAACTGATCTTTTGTTAATATAGGTTCACCATCTTTTTCAAAATTTTTTTGTGATATCTCAGTTAGATATTTAAAAAACATTTCCTCATCTATCTCATTTAAAAAATAGTTTCTCGCATCCAAATCTTTATTTAGATAGTTTCTAACATTTTGAACATATATTAAAACTTCAGGTGACATTAGTTTTGATTTTTTATTTGATTTACTGATAGTGTTACCGGTGTCGTTCTACCAAAAATCTTAACGTCAACATCTACTTTATCATTTTCTACCGAAGATACTGTACCGATAAATCCACTGAATGGACCATCACAAATTGTAACACTCGATCCAATATTCACGGACATTTTTTTATTGTTTTTATGTTCTTCAAGAAGATCATCTTTAATGATTTTTTCAACGTCACTCTTTCTCAATAATAAAGGTTTTTTATCTCCCATCATACCCATTATATTTGGTATTGATGATATTTCTTTTAATTCATCTTCATTCATTTCTTTATTGGCTTCAAAATAAAGATACCCACCATATATCACTTTTTCCCTCAAAACTTTTTTCTCTTTAACCATAACAAATTCGGTTTCAGTGGGGCAAATAAATCTTTTAATGTTCTTTATATTACCCAAAGAAATCTGCATGTTATACTGTTCGTTTAATTGTCTCTCTTTACCAGGTAAAACTTTAATTACATACCAAAATGTGTTCATACTATATAAATATTTAGTTAATAGTTCATTATTAATAATTCAGTACCTTCGTTTTGTGTACCATCTTTTTTAGCTGCTGCCGCTTTTTTGAAATTTTTACTTTCCCATTTATATTGTGTTTGGGGGAACCATATGTGTAACAATTCAAATTCATAATAAGATAAAGAAAATTTACCTTTTATTGTTTTTAGACTATTTGCCAATCTTTCGTGGTCGTTTCTATCAAAATCATGGTTTGAATAATAGTTCTCTGTTTTCCAATAGGGAGGGTCCATATAAAAATATGTTGTGGGTGAATCATATTTTTTAACAACATCTTCAAAGTCCTTGTTTTCCACAAAAGTTATTTTATCAATATGTTCCCTATATTTTGGATTTTTTAGTTTGTCCATGAATATCAATACTTTACAACGATATTTTCCCTTGTAATCGGTATAAGATGATGTCTCGGGTTTAGATCCGGAAAAAACTTGGGTTAGAACATACACATATTTACATGCAATTTCAAATTTATTTTCTTCTGTTATCACCAGATCAGGACTAAAAACCTCTCTCTGATATTCACTAAACATTTGTGAATATTCCGGTGGTGTGTCCACCACACCCAACTGTTGACAGGGGTATTTGGATAATTCTTCCCAAAGTCTATCGTATTCTTTGGTACAATTAAATAAATTGGTATTTAATCTATTAAAATCGTTATATACTACCGTTTTAAGGTTAGGGTAATCTTTTAGATCCATATTATAAAAGACCCAAAACATACCTGAAAAACCCTCTACGTATGTTTCTATGTCTTTAGGTATAAAAGGTACTATCCATTTCCCTATTCTAGCTTTTCCTCCAATGTATGAAATCATATTATGTTTTTAACTTGTTTAGAATTAAAAATAGATAAAAAAAATTAAAAAACGAAATCGTTTTGAAAATTGTAGAAAAATACTTATATTATAGTATGGCATGTAACGAATGTAAAAAGAAAAAAGAAGAAAGAATAAAGAAAGAAAAGGAAATTAGATTTGTGGAAAATTGGGTAATTGTCTTTATGGTTGTTTGGACAGGACTCGCAATTTATGGTCTGGTTTCTTTAATTTCAAAACTTTTATGAAAAATGGTAAATATTTCATAGTTCTTTTTTGTAACAAAAAAAGAGTTAAAATACTTTATCGTTGTATGAAAAGAACAACAATATATGAATACTGGAGGGAATTTAGAACTCAGAAAAAACCTCCATTTATAAAGCTACGCGGTAATAAACGAAAATTAGAATTAACTTATGAATTGGCACTAATCTTCCCAAATAATAGATGGGCAACAAAAACATATGTTAAAGATAGTTTGGGTAGAAATGTTGAGGCAAAAATTGAAAACGATAAATTTAGAATAAAAGAAATGATCCCGTATTGGGAAGAAGAATTGATTTATGATTTTCAAAAGAAAAAAAGAATAAGATATCATCAAATGATGGATCAAATCACACCAATAAAAGATATTGCCCAGATCTTCACTTTAAACAACAAAGTATTTGTTCAGATAGAAAATGATGTTATGATGTTTGGTAACAAAAATATATCTGATTCCGAAAGATTATTTGAAATAATAAAAGAAGATATATTAAAAAGAAAGATAGGTAATTTTATTTTTGTAAAAGATGTGTCAACACATCAGAGAAAATTGTTGTATAATTTATTGGAATCTAAAGGATATAAACGTAGTGAATTGTTTAGACATTATTCATATTAAAAATAATATCAATCGTACCTATACTTATTTTAAAAGTATCTTTTGGTTTATCCATTTTCTTATTATATTTTTTTTGTACTAAATCGAATATTCTTTCGAATTCTTCCTTAGATATACCAAATACTATTGTTGAAGAATCTGTGTTAGCATTAACTTTTTCAAGTAAGTCAGATATTATTGCCAATTGATTTAAAAAATCACCTTTTTTTTCCATATCCCAATATTCTAACTATTTTTTTAAAAAATAAATATTTTTCTTTTGGTTTAGGTTGAAACATTTTTGTTTTATCGAGATTTTTAACCTCATCAATCATCTTCTCCTTGTGTTTCGCTATCTCCATATTGTCCTTCTCTATCTCCTTCTTCAACCATTCCAATCCCTGTTGTATCCTCTTGTCCATTTTCGTCAATTAATTTAATATCTTTTAATTTATCCAATGACTGATTTTGAAATAAAATTTTCAATTCATTAACTTTCTCTTCAAATAATTTTCTTTTTTCTTCCTCTTCTTTATTAACTAAAATAATTTCATTGGCACATCCAATAACAATATCGTAACCTTCTTGTGTTGCAACTGAAAATATCGAAATGAGATTAAACTTATCATTCTTATCTTGTACTTTAAATTTAATTGACCTATATGGTGCAATTATATGTTCATATTTCCAAGATGTTGGTAGTTTAATATCTAAACTAACACTGTTATCAACTTCTCTTAATGAGAAAAAATAAGGTTTAAGTGATTTTATAATTTCGTACATATGTTCTTAAATAAAGAAATAAGTTATAATATAGGAAATGGCAAAATATAAAAAAATTTGATTATTTTTTGATATCACCAAAACAGAAGGATTCTCTTCAAATAATTTAAAGATAAATTCTATAACAAATCTTGATGTATATATTATACTCAAAATGAATAAAAATATTTTAATTTCCGACATCATCTTTTTTATGTTTTTTAATTTCTTCAAGTATTTCTTTTCTAAATACTTTTGTTAAATCTTTTATTTCTTGTGCATATTTTCTGGCTCTTATTGACGCACTATGATTTCCTTTTAAAAATACCTTGTTTGTATCAACAGACATTTTCTCAACTAAATCTTTTATGGCTTTTAATGTTTCCATAATATCCTGTTTTTAATATCAATATAAGGAAAAAAATTCATTTTTTCAAGTTTTGATCTAACAATCTATATATTTCTGTGACAACATCTAATTCGGATTTATTTTTTATAAAATCCATATCAAAAAGTTTGTCAAAATATTCGTCAATTTTAATCTTTTTATTTTCTATTTTATTAAAATAAAATGCCTCTAAAAAAAAATTCCAGAAATACTCGTGACAGTTACTTCTATTTTTAAAATATATTTTTTCCTTGTTGAAGTTCTCTACAATTTTATCCCAACACCAGTTAAAGTGACCTTTAATATCTTCAGTTGTGGAAAGTACATCGGAACCTAAATAAGTATTTTCAATTATCTCATATAATGAGATAAGAAAGTCGTGAAAAAGTTCCATTTTCTCACGACTTATATTGTAGGCCCTATACCAAATTTCTATTTGATATCTGTAGTTATCTAACGGATTGAATCCATCAATAATTTCTTTTTTATTCATAATCACTATATGTTACAATATAGTGATAAATAAAAATAAAAAAAAGAATTACTGTGTTTTTTTATTGTAGGAATATAATTTATTTATTTTTTTAAGTTCTTCTTCAAGTACGTTAGATAATTTATTAGTTGATTCTTTAACAAAATGAACATCTGCAGGATTTTCCCAACTGTGTCCCCAACTAACATCTTTTTTCTTTTTAATACTTTCTTTTTTTCTTTTTGTCTTATCTACAATTTTACTTCCTGTTTTATCTTTTACGACGTTTCCGGCATCAGATGAATTACCCATTGTACTATCACCTTCTAAAGCCTTTTTAACTCTATCTTTAAAACCTTCTGTTGGTTCATAATCAAAAGTTAAATCGCTAGCGGTTTCTCCTCTTTTATCTTCTATCTTTTTTTCATCTTCTGATGTGTTTCTAAAAGCCATTTTATCTCCTTTACCTATTGGTTTTGGAAATTCAGGATTATCGTTTCCATCAAAACTTAAATATTTTTTCAATTTAGTTGAAAGTTCTTTAGCATAATCTTCATTTTCTTTTTTAGATCCTGATTGAGCTTTTTTAGTTACAGTGACACCAGGAATGCCGGGAATACCAGGTTGACCTTTAGCCGCTTCTGTTACCATATTACTAATTAAAGAAACTAATTCAGATTCTTTTAAACGTAATTTTTTCTTTGTGGATTCTTTCATTGAACCACATTCGTTACATTGACCTTCTTCATTTAATTCACCGATACCACATTCAGAACAAGTTGTTTTTTCACCATCTTCCGCAATATAATCTAAAGATTTCGCCATATCGGGTTCATAATCACGTAAACTATCATTGAATCTATCTCCAACTTTTTTACTTATGTCACGTATTTTAGAAAATAATGATATTTTTCCTTTTTTACTTTGGATATCACTAAGATCTTTATCTAGTTCTGATGTATTTTCGTCTTCGAAACCATCCATGGCTAGATCTATTTCAGATAAGTCAGTATCGTTAGGTAAATTACCGTCTTCGGGATTTTCATCAGTTTCATTATCCAAATCCTCTTCCATGTTACATTCTTCACAAGTTTCTTCTTCTTCCATTTTTTTCCACATTTCCTCAACGTCGTACACTTCTTCGTTTATTTTTAATTTACTTTTGTTTTGTGTTTTAGCCAATAAAATAGCCTCAGCTAAACTTTTTACTTTTGGTTTACTTTTCATATCTTGATTTTCTTTTTCTTGTAATTCTTCACCCATTTTATCCAATTCATCTAACATATGATCATATGAATCATATTCACCTGGTTCAATAATAAATTGTTTACCTGGGTGTTCTTTTTTTAATTTATCAACAATTTCATTCGCTTCTTCTTCACTTCCACAAACTTGTACGGGTTCACCCTCACAGGTTATTTCATAAACCTCATGTTTTCCTTCTTTAGATTCATTAATTATTCTTTTTTTAACCTCGTTAAATAAAGAACTTTCAATAAGATTATTTAAATCAATTGGTTTCATATCAAATAAATATCTTCTTAATCTCATTTAATACGATATTTTCCAATTCTTTCACTGGTATACCGTGTTTTTTAGATACATCATCTATTGATTCCCTCAAAACCTCCAATGCATTTATGTCACCCTGATTACAATATGGGAATTTTTTACATTTATCCTTTATTTTTATAAAGATTCCACCTGGTCCACCCCACTTTGGGAAGTTTTTATCTTTAACCGCCCTACTTTTACCTATTGTTTCGGGTCCACCGATACTTAAAGGATTCTTTCTACCCTTGGTGGTTTTACCAAATAATGGAACATCAAAAGCTGCCCCTGCTGATACAGAAGAGTCCAATGCTTCTGTAAATTCACCTTTTTTACCGTATTCTTTTGAATTTGGTATTGTACTTATTTTTCTTTTGATTATAGGTGAACTTAGACCTGCCTCAAATGAACCAGACGCGTCGGCGCCCATCATTTCTTTTGTTTCGATCTTTTTTAATTTAGTGTAATATTTCGGATCTTCAGATAAATGATCCATAGCAATCTCTCTGGCCATTAATAAATCTTTAGTGTGTTCTTTTTCAACTTTTTGACCTTTTTTTAACTGATCTTTTAAGTATTCTATGGATACCTTATGTTTTTTAGATATATCAGTCAAAGACATTTTATCTGACAACCCACCTTTTAATTTATTAGTTTTTTTCATATTATCTAACAGATTTTAAAGAACTTTCCCAAAACGACTTTCTCTGCCATAAGGTTTTAAATAACTCAACAACTACTTTAGTTGAGAGGTCTACGATTTTATCATCAATGTTTTTAGTTCCTAACTCTTTTTGTATTATTTTTATAACGATATTATGTGCATTTGTCGAATCTAAAAAATCTTTCATCTCCTTTTGTGCAATTTTCTGTATTTCTTTCTTATCGTCATTAGTGAGAGCCATCTTAATTATTTTTTCTTTTTCTAATTATTTCATTCATTGTGGTTGAAAATGTCTCATTAAACTTTTCCAACTTTGTTATGATTTCTATCACATCTGTCTCAACTTTTAACATATCTGCATTCAAATAAAGTCCATTTTCATCACCCGCAATAAATACAAAATCAATATCTTGATCCGTTACCGTACCATCCAATCTTATTTGTTCTTGTGTAATTGTTAAACCCGGATCAAATTCAACTAAATTTGAAACTTGTGATTTAAAATTATCAATTAATCCCGATATTGAGGTCTTATCTTCTTCAGAAATTTTCATATCAATTTCATCAGAAGAAACTATTTTAACGTCAACATCATTTATAACTGTTATATCATCCTGAGTATCGGTATTATTATCTACGGTAGGTATTTCTTGTTCATCTTCTCTTAAAATGTTACCATAAATTTTATTACTTTCATTGATTCTCCTCAATGTGTTTAACATTTTCTTTGTCTGATCATAATTTGACATTTGTTTGTTCTGCATTTTTAAAAAATATATTAAAGTTAAATGAAGGGTTTATATCTGTATAAATATCTGAAAAATTCGATTTACATGTTATCCCCCTAAAATTTCGAGCATTATTAAAAAATCCTTGTGAGGGTACTATTTGTTTATTTATACCGTGATTATCACATAGTTTTTCACATAATTCGGAAAGGACAGATAATTGATCGTCGTTATATTTGTCCCAAAAATAGTGGTTTCTCCAATTTTTAACGAACGGTTCAGATCTATATGGGTCTCCGATCCAATTATTTAAAAACCCATTTATTGTATTTTTATTTAACCACCCAAGATTTTCAATTGCTATTTTTATTATTTTTTTATCTAATTTATCGTCTTTAAATGTTCTTGAACTATAATTTGTGTCAAAAATTTGATATACCATACCTAATTTAGAGACAACAAAATGGGGCACATCTTCATATGCCCCATTTTTACGATATCTTATTTTATTTATGAAATCATCTACTCTTCTTTTGGTATCATAAAGTAGAATTTGACTTTTTTTCGTTTTTTTTCTAATTATATTAATTTTCGAATTATCTAAATTTTCTACGTTGTGAATTATTAACATTTCTTAACACTTTTTTTACTGTACCTCCGTTATTGTTTGGATCTTCTCCATTTTTATTTGGTCCATAACTATAATAATATGGTATATGTGTGCCCTCGTTAGTAAATTTCATATCATCAATCTTATTGTCAATAGGATTTGAATCGTTTTCTTTAATTTCAGATTGAGTAATGTCTTCTTGAATTAAGTTTTCCGTATTTTTTTCTTCTTGGATTTCCTCAACTTTATTTTCAGATAAGGTTTCTTTAACTTCTTCTTGGATTTCTTCGATTTTAGGATCAATTTCTTTTTCGTTATTTAAATTATCGTTTGTTTCATCCTGAATTTGATTATTGATAATTTCTTCTTCAATAATTTGATCTTTTTTTTCTATCGTTTCATTATTTTCTAACTTTGTTGAATTCTCTATTTGGTTTTCTAATTTTTTTTTTCTTCCTCTTCTTCTATTAATTTAGACTGTGGTATATTTTCATTTTGAACTTGTTCTTCAATTTTTTGTTCTTCTCTATCTATAAAATTATTTTCATTTGATTCAGATTCTATTTCTTCTACTTGATCAATATTTTTATTTTCTTGGAAAATATTTTCCTCTTTTGATTCTATAGTGGAAAATTCTTCACTTTCAGAACGTTCAGTGGGCTCTATAGTGGAATAATTTTGTTCTTCTTTTTTTGTGCTTTGATGAATTAAATCACCATCACTAATATCTTCACGTTCATGTTCGTGCACATATTCATTATTTGAGTTATTTTTTATTTCATTTTTTAATGAATCACCTTCACTTTCATCTTTTGAATTCTTTATTCTTTTTTTATCATTTACAATTTCATTGTCTGTTTTTTCAGTTTTTTTATTGTCGCCATCAGAATTATTTATTTTATTTTCTTTACTTTTTTTTGTTATAAATTCTTCAATTTTTTGTAGTTCTTCTTCTGTTGGTGTGTATTTTTCACTTAATTCCTTTTCCGCTTCGATAATAGCCGCCTCCCTACTTATTTTTTCTATATCAACAACAGGTTCAAGTGTCTGTGTTTTTTTTCTATCTTCTTCAGTAAATTTAACTAACATATGAAGAAACGATAACGAAATGATGGGAAGCATACCTCCAGCAAAAAACGCCAAAAATCTTTTATGACCAACTAGATCGGTGTTATCTACACCCATAAACTCAACCATTGGGGAGACGAGTTCTATCCAATCTTTAAAAGATTTACTATCTATATCAATAAAGGAATAGGCAAAATAAATATTACCAATAAATTGTACTAATGTAACTAACCCGAATGGGAAATATACTTTTTTACCCATATCAGCAGAAATGGCTGCAAGTGTAGATAACGCAGCAATTTCAATACCTATTGAAAGATATATTGCCCAACTAACCGGATTAGATATTCCGTACCATTTAGTTACGTGTGAAATTGAAACTAACGCAACTGTGAAAATTGGTACCAAAAAGGCACCAATGATCAAAAGTTTATAATTTTTACTTATCCAATTCTTCATAATATTATTTTAATTTACCTTCAAGAGTTGTGATTTCCTGATCAATTTGTGTTTGTCTATTAACGTCCAAAATTTTACGATCAGTTGATTGTATCATTCTCTTTTCAGATTTAAGACCTTCGATTTGTAATCTTAAATCCAACTCCTTTTTATTGTAAGTAGAATCTTTTAGTTCTTTCATTTCTTTTCTGATTTTACTAATCTCTCTACTATCACCACAACTTTTAAAGAATGATAATAACATAATCACAAATACAATAATTGTAAATTTTTCTTCGATAAACTTTTTCATATTTTTTTATTTATAAATAGTTAAATAGAGAATAACTCTCATTTCTTAATTTTTTTATTGCTTTATCTCTTAGTTGTCTTATTCTTTCTTTTGTACATCCGAATTGTTCTCCCAAGTCATCCAAATTAGATTCGACACCGGTTAAACCATAATATCTTTCGATTATTGTTTTTTCTCTATCATCTAAAACACTTAACATCAATGAAACCTTTTTTTTGATTTCTTCTTTTGTGTTTAAAGAATTTTCAGGATTATCGGCATTTTTATTTGGTACAATATCAATTATTTGGTCGCCGTCTTCATTTATCTCACTGTTCAAACTAATACAATAAGGTATACTAACATCAATAAAGTTATCGTTATTTTTGACCAAAAACATATCTTCGTCGTGTTCTACGTTTTTTTTCTGTTTCTGTGTTTCTTGAATAACATTTGATGGAATACGTATAGTTCTTGAATTTTCATTTAACGACGCTAAAATAGATTGTTTAACCCACCAAACAGCATAAGATATGAATTTAAATCCACTTGTTGGGTCGAACCTTTCTGCTGCTTTTATTAAACCTATATTACCTTCTGAAATTAAATCAAGTAATTCCAATCCTTGATTTTGATACATTTTAGCAACGGAAATAACAAATCTAAGATTACCTACAACCAACTCATTTAATAATTTTCCTCTTTCGTTTTTAGATAAGTTTTTGTCTTTTAAAGTTTCGAAGATTTCTTCTTGTCTTTCATGACTGATTACAGGAATCTTTTTAAGGTCTTTAATGTAGGATTGTAATTCTTCCGTGTTCGGTGCAATCGACTTTTTTAGTTGCATAGTAATGGTATACGTTTTACGTTATAAAATATAAACAAAAAAAATGAAAATGGGAAATTATTTCAGTTATTTTTTTAACTTAATCTTCCAATAAATTCCCGCCTGTATAGATGTGGTAAAGTTATTATTTAACCCGATACCCAAACTATACATGTGATCTGTTTTGGTTTTCAACACTAAGGTAGGTCCAAAATAATTAAAACCAACTCTTCTATCTGCCCCGATCTGACCACCAACATAAAGTTGAGGTTTTGGTAACTCTTTTACAATGATACTATCACGTACATGAACCTGATTTATGTTAGACTTAAAAGTCCTAGAAACAATTTTATTTTTCTGTATTGTATCAGTAATTTGAACTGTTCCCAAACTATCTTCAAGTTTAATAGTATCTTTATAAATGTATTTAGCGAAGTAATCTTTTAAAATTTCTCCAGTATCAACATTACTAGGTACGTCAACATAAATTGGTTTTTCAACATATATTGTTTCACCTTGTTTATATATTGTCTGTGTTTTTGTTATATACTGTGTGTCCCTTATTCTTTTAATGACCTCATACTTTTTACCATCTACTTTTATTATTTCACCGGGTTTTGGTTGAGGTTTGGGTGTACACATCTTCAACAATAATATAACAATAATTAAAACCGCAATTAGTAATGTCTTAAAATCTAATTTTAATAAATTTCTCATGTTTTTTTATAAATAAATACACAAAAATGAGATTTTTACTTTTTCTTTTTGACGATTTCATCAATGATACCATACTCCAAAGCCTCTTCTGAAGACAACCACAAATCCCTTATTGTGTCAGTTTTTATCTGATCTGCAGTCTTTCCACAATATTCCCCAAGTAATTCAAACAATTTATCATTTAATCTCTTCCATTGTTTCATGTCTATCTCAGCATCTTGAATATTACCTCTGAAACCACCACTAGATTGGTGTAACATTGTTTCGGAGTTCTCCAAAGAACCTCTTTTCCCTTTGGTTCCCGCCCCTAATAATACTGACCCCATTGATGCGGCCATTCCCGTATTAATAGTTCTAATGTCGGACTTAATATAATTCATAACATCAACCATTGATAACCCAGATTTAACACTACCACCTGGACTATCAATATGCATGGTTATGTCATTATAATCTATACTATCCAAAAACATAAGTTGTGCTTGGACAATTGTGGACATGTGATCATTTACCTCACCAGCAACCCATATGATACGTTCCATCATTAATCTTGAAAAGACATCCATTGCGGTAACATTCATTTGTCTTTCCTCGAGAATGTAGGGGGTTAAACTATTTTCTATTCTTTTGTTATAGTAGTCCATTTTTAATGAACCGATACCGTGATCTTTGGCAAATAAACCGAAATTTTTTAAGTCTTTTGGTGTCATATTTTATTTTTTTCAAAATTAAGTAATAATGTCTAGTATACAAAAAATGTTAAGAAATTTTTGTTGTTATGTAATCTATGGAAGAAATGTTTTCATCTTTTTTAATCATAATGATGTTATCGGACCAATTTCTAATCAATGGGTTATGTGAGATAACAAATATGTGTTCAAAATAATTTTTAATCTTCTTAAAAAATTCACCAACCATTTCTAAATTATCGTCAGCAATTTTACCAAATACTTCATCCATCACAACAATATTTGGTTTAGGTAAAGACGATACCTTTGTAAGAACACTCCTAATTGCAAGTGATGATATTGTTTTTTCGTAACCAGATCCACTTGATAGAGGTTTAACGACTCTTGTTTCATTATCGATCATTAGGAATTCTAACTCGTTTTTATCGTTAATATTCAACTCCAAAGTAAAGTAACAACTATCTGACAATAACCTATGTAATTCCTGATTCAATAATGGTATCATATTTTTTATGATAACTTTTGATATACCGTTTTTACCATATATTGTTAAGTAAGTTTTAAAGACAGATATCAATTCTTCTTCTGATTTAATTTTTTTAATTAAATCATCATTAATTGTTATCTTCTCTTCTAAATTCTTAATGTTGTTTCCATGTCTTTCAATACTTGTGGTGATTTGTCTTATTTCACCATTAGTACTTTCGATCTGAGTTCTCAAATTAATAATTTCAGAATCTATTTTTTTATTTTCCTCAAGTTTACTTTTATTGCTTTCGTATACTTCTAATTTTTTTTCTTTTGAATCTATTTCTAATTGTTTCTGTTCACACTCTAATTCGTATTTGGCCCTACGAAGTTTATTTTTCTCATATTCATCATACTCCGTTTTTAAATTATTAAAAACAGATTCAGATTCCTTCAACCCATTTAACTTTTCTTCTGATTTTTTAAGTTCATCTTTTAACTCATTAATCTTTTTCCTTAAATTTTCAATTTCCTCGGTATGGTCAACATCTTCAAGGGGTCTACTACATGTTGGACATATAGTTCCTTCTTCAAATTGTTTAATTAATTTTTCATCTTTATCAATTGTACCACCATCTAATTTAATCTTAACGATTAAATCATTTATTTCTCTTTTTAATGTTTCATGTTCATCTTCAAGGTAATATTCTGATGGTTCTTTAACATTGACTTCGTCAGCAAGTTTCTGTGTGTTTTGTTTTTTTAATTTTAATTCTGAAATTTCTTTAACTAAAGTATCGGGATTTATTTTAATTAATTCTTGATCAACATCATTGTTTCTTCTTTTAAGAACCTCTTCTTTTTGATCGTCTAATTTTTTTAATTTCTTATTAGTATTTTTAAGATCCTTTTCCAGTTTATCGATTTCGGAATTTGAAGAGTCAATTTCCTCACGATTTTTTTTATTCTTATCTTCTAAATCAACGATATTGTTTGTATTTGATATTAATTTTTTAGACCAATCATTATAAATGTTTTTACATATTTCTTCTTTATGTTTTAAACTTTCAAGACCTAAAAATTTTGTAAGTATTTGTCCTCTTGCAGTTGGTTTGGATTCAATCAACTCTTCTAAGTTGTTGCCGGTTGTTAATATTGTAGAAAGGAAGTCCTCTTCAGTACCGATTGCCGAAGTTATAATAATTTCAGTTTCTCTTCTTTGTTCACCAGATAAATTGATAATACTGCCATCCTTTTCTATTTTAGAAAATTCCAAATCATTTTTTACTGTATATTCACCTGATTTACTTTTCTTTCTTGAAACAATTCTAGAAATTATATAATCTTCTCCGTCAATAGATACGTAACCTTTAACATTAACTTCATCAACATCAGTGAATTTATTAAAAATTTCTATATTTGTTTTTGTTTTCGTTGTTGAATTAAAAAATAAGAACATCAATAAGTCAACTGTTGATGTGGTTTTACCACCAAAGTTTCTCGGTGTAGATTCAATAACAGTAATACCATCAAGATTGTCGAAATCAATAACATTGTCTTGTCCAAAAGATAGAAAATTTGAAAATTCCAATTTCTTTATATGCCATTTATTATACCTAACTCTGTTTTGATTTAATTTATCAATTTCACCATTAACGCGATCATCTAATCTATTTATCATCTCCCACTTAATATCTATTTTATTATCTTGAATAAAATCTTTAATTAAGTTTTTTTGATTTTGATAATCCAAAATACTGTCACTAACATCTAGTGATTTCAATTTTGTTTTTGAATTATTAGACAGTATCTTAGTTACGATCTTTACGTTTGTTGAGTTGTATTTTTTTTCAAAATACGACTTGACTCTCTTTATTCTTTCTTGTGTTAAGTTTTCGGGTGTATCCTCCCATTCAACCTTTATAAAAGGGTTATTCATCAATAAATTGTTATTAATTCAAAAATAGTAATATTATAAGTCTTTCTAAAAACTAGTTTTCAACAATATTTAAAACAAACTTACCATCAATCAAATCATATGTTTCCACGTCTTCCCTTCTAAAACTCATCCAATCTTCCAATAAATTAGTGTTACTTGGGACAAAACTAGTTATTAACAATTTTTTATTATCTCTTACGGTTTCGGGTCTAATTAATATAAATTGTGTAAAATCCTTATTTGTTCTGATAAATATGTTTTTTTCTGCTCTCGGATTTAGTTTACCTTTATGTTCATCCAACCAGTATTTGTGTTTTCTTATTGGTATGTTTATTGTTCTAAATCCTTGACCACTTATTAACGAATAGGAATCGTTATTCCAAAAATTATTTTCCCACTTACCATGTTCTACCTCAATCCCAAAATTAGGATCGTCGTCACATATTAAATCAATTTTATTATGTTCAGGATTTATGTGTACATTTATGTTAAATGTATCCTTCATCATTTTGATGACAAAATTTTTAACTAAACTGTCATCCAAACTTTTTTTAGTGAATCCCATCTTATCATTTTGGTCTATTCTCTTCGTAGTATTCTACGATTGAGTTTATAGCCCAAACGGCTCCTGCGGTAAACATACCGTCAAAAAATATTGATGGTATCCAATGAATTTCAAATAATCTGGTTGTTAGTCCACCTAAACAAAATGACAAGAAAAACCCGACCCATGTTGATGTACATAGAGTACAACTAATTAAGTCACCAAAAAAAACAGAATTTCTTTTAATAAATTCTCTTGTAGATTCAAAAATGGATCCCCATACCAATATTGATGTCATTCCATATGCCATAAAAATCCAAAAAATTAAATACATCATAAATTATAATTTTTTTAATCAATAAATTATACACAAAAAAAACGATAAAAAAAAGAATATTGCCGGATTATTCGTCATATAAATCTTTAACTTCTTTTTTTATTATTATTGGTTCCACACTTTTTGGTTCGGATGTTAATACTGGTTCGGATGTTAATACTGGTTTAGTAGTCAATTCTTTATTTAGATGAATTGATTTAGGTAACTCACCGTATTTAACAATTGTAAAACCTTTTTCGAAAACTTGTTTCGCGAATTTCACCACATCATTAATATTATTCAATTTACAATATTGAATGAATTCATCATCCAATATTAACGTGTTCTTCGGTTTCATTTTCAATATCTTTAATGTCTTTTATTTTAAAGTGTAGAAATGGTTGTTCATTTGGTAGATCAAAAAATTCATAATTATCTTCTTCTACATCATATACACCATACCCATGATGTTTCACTGTTTCACCAAAATTTTGTTGTATTAAACTACCAACCATTATTGCCTTACCACCATTAGGTAATTTGAATTGTTGTCTTTTATGTATATCTCCACATAGTAATAAATCAAGATCAACAAAATTTAATCTGTCATATGCATCTTCAAATTCAAACCCCAAATCTGTTGATAACCCCTGTATTGGTCCGTGAAATAAACCAACATAAAAATGATCCTTTTCTTTTGTGAATACAGGTCTTTGATTATGTTGATACAAAGAATATACGATCCAACTAACATTATCATCAACGTATTCACCACTATCTTTATAATATGTAATCCATTCATTTTTTAATAATTCAACAACCGGTGATATACTATCTAATCGTTGAACGTTGTTTTCCAAGAAGTCGTGGTTGCCGGGTATAATAACAACTTTACCAAATTTAGTTAATTCATTTAAAAACCAACTCGTTAACATTAATTGTTCATTTGATATGTTAATCTTTTGATGTGCAATATCTCCCGTGATAACTATTCTTATATCAGAAGGTCCAATATTATCATCATACCAATCAACAACTTTTTTAGCAAGTTCATCTATCAATATTTCAAATTGTCTTTTATATAGATCATGTAATTGAAATGTTCTGATATGTAAATCAGAAATATGTATAATCTTCTTTATCATCTTTTAATATATTTTGTTAAATCCAAATCAAATACTTTTTTATTTACATCTTGTGGTACTTTATATTCAACAAACGTACCATCATCTTTTAATAAAACAACAACACAACCAAGTAATCTTAAATTTTCATACTTAGTTCCTTTTAACATTTTAAGGAAAAGTCTGGCATATAATGGTAATTGTAAATAATAATGACCTAACGCCGTATCGTGATAGTCTTGAAACGGTGAATATAATTTACCCGTATAATGTTGTACTTCAAAATTTTTAGGTTGATTTGTTTTCCAATCGGTAACTACCAACCCATAATCTGTTTTATCTTTATTTAACATTAACCAAAATTTATCTGGTTGTCCTGTGTAACCTAATTCATTGTCACCTAAAACCATTTCAGTATCTAATAGTATCGCACCTCTTTCGTTCATTAAATCTAAAAAATTCTTACCTGCCGAAATCATACTATCCCCTTTTTGAATTTGGTTTTCATCACATTCAAATATTGGTTGTCTAACTTCTTTATAGTTACCGTATCTTTCAACAAGTTCACTTTCTAAAATATAATGAACTCTACTACCCATATTAGTGGAAGTATTACCCGCCTCTCTCCATTGTTCCTGTAATTTTTTCGCTTCAATCGGATCACCATTACACATTCTTAAAGCGGTTCCTTCGGCATCAAATGGTTTGTAGAATTTTTTAATTAATTTAGATACAGATGGAAAATTACTTTTTATTTTACCGTCAGTATCCACCATATAATAAATGTGTTTATCCTCCACAAATGTTAATTGTAGTTCTTTTTGTCTTTTTGAAATAACTTCTTTTATTTCGTCAGAAATTTGTTTTAAATCCATTTTAATCTAATTGATGTATTTTATAATCGTCTAATTTTCCTTGTAAGTCGGCAATGTCTTTGTCGCCTTCTAATTTTATAACAAATACTTTACTAAATAATTTACCACAATTTATTCTGTGATAAAGTTTTTCTGTATCTAACCAAGCATCGGGGTCAAGTACTAAAATTATTTTTTTTGCCTTTTCATATAATAAATTAAATATTTTTTCACTCATAAATTTACCCAATAACGGAATTGAATTTGGGATAAATATACTATCAAAAACTCCTTCAACAATATAAATCGGTTCATCCCATTTTATTAAATGTTCATTCCAAACTATCGTTTCTTTTGGAACATCGGGATTTTTATATTTCAATTTTGTTTTTGACAAATACGAACGAGCAATAAAATAATTTAGATTTTGTTCCTCATCATATGATGGTATCAATATTCTGTTTTCATAATGACCAGTATAACAAAATCCAATGTTATACTTTTCAATCATTTCATCTGTTATGTTTCTTTTTTTAAGATAACCCATTGCTTGTTTATAGTGATGAGTTAATTTTAAACCAGATGAAATATTTTTAAATGGTACGAATTCTTTTGGTAATCTTACTTTTTTATATGTTCTATTTTTAAAATCCTCAACTTCTTCTGGTTTTAACAATTGATATTTTTTCAATTGTTTTGGTGTTCCGAATTTTTTAATAAGTTTATATATTGATCCGTGTGTTTCATGGGTTTCACAACAAACCCAACATTTATAAACTGAATATTTGTAATTAACCTCTAAGTTACCTTTACCGTCACCAGAATCCAAACCTTTAACATCGTATGAACAAACAGGACAGTCAAAGGACATTTGGTATCTGTAATCATTGTGTGATCTACATTCACCAAGAATATCTTCTAATATCTCTATTATCGGTTCGTATTGTACTTCTTGTTCGGTCATTGTCAAATGATAAGAAAAAAAAGTGATAAAAAAAAATCCCCCGGAGACACCAACTCCGAGGGATACCAACCAACATGTATTTCTACATGCCCCGTCTATATAAATATAGTTGAATAATTATAAAATGTAAAATTTAAGTTGCCGGATTTTTTTAAAAATTTAATATTGCTCTATTAACACCTATTTTCATTGTTAATTCAGTTGGATTATCTGAACTATAATCTAATTCACCCATACTAATTTTTTTCTAATTTAATCATGTTAACATAACCAATAACAGCAGTTGCGGCATCACTCATATCAAAGTTTTCTTTCTTTAATTTGTTATTTTTATCATATAACCACTTAACATCTGCACAAACCGCATTTACATGTTCCCAAATTACTTGTTTTTTATCAATGTCTTTTGGATAACCACCAAACAAAACATTTTTACCTTTGTCATTTTTATTAACTAAATCAGGAAATGCAAATTTTCTTGCATTATATGTTGATATAAAGGTGGGCACAATTCCCAAAGTATCATAAACTATTTTACAAATCATTGTATTATACCTCAATAAAGTCTGAACGGTATAAATGTTATTTGAATTTAACAATGGTTCTTCGATGATTACACGAAGGATACCCATATCTTTATAATTCTCGATATGTTTTTTGAAGGCATCCGCCTTCTTCAATAATTCCTCAAGTTTGTCTTCAGGTTGAGGTTTTATTTTTGGAGAAAAGTGTGTTAATTCCAATAATTTAGAACCAGTTAAATCAAATAACGCAAATCCAATTGTCTTTGTTGATATATCCAAACCTAATATCTTTGGACTATTCTTTAATTTTATACTCATAAAAGAATATATACGTGATATTTTTAAAAATGTAAAGTTTAGAAGTCTATTTTGATTGCAAAAACTTGTGTTCCTCTTCTAACAATTGGTTTCGCTGATTTAGCAACAACCAAGGCTTCTTTATTACTATCTAAAAGAGCAATCTCAGTTATCTTTTTATCTTCACCAGCAACATATGTTGGGTTCTGTGTTTCGGTAAATTGTGTACTTGGTAAGTTAACCAAAAAATTCATAACCTCAATGTCACTTGATCTAACAACTTTTATACTTCCAGGAAACGGTTGTTCATCACCAAACTTTGGTTGCGTTGATGGTTCATGTACAATGTAACCATTACCAAAATAATTGTCTATCACATATTGTGTTCCGCTGTTATATTTTGAAAAATTAACAATAAATGAAATGTCTCTTAAATTTACGGGGTCAAGAAAATTAACTCCGTTACCTCCCGCTTCTGTTGTAAAATCAATTTCAATCCAATCATCAGGTACGGGTCTTTGACCTGTTTTTGTTATTTGTACTAAAATTTTAAACTCAGTACCAACGAATCCATCAACAACATTTGGAAGAGTTGTTTTCATATAACTAAATGCGGTGGTATCGAATTTAACAACTAAACTTGTTGGTATTGTTGTGCCCTGTATTTTTGAATAATAATTACAAGGTAAACCATTTAAACCTTTATCTGAATTGGTAAAAGTATATGTCACCCATATTGTTTGATCTGTTGATCCTGTTAAAACTGAATTTGGTGCTGTGGTGTCACTTGGTACCAAATATAATTTTGGTGCATCTAAAGTATATCTTCTATTGCTTCTGTAATCTAATAAAGCAACTAATTCTTGGTCATCAAAAATTATTGTTTTTTTAGTGTAAAAAACTTTACCAACTCTATTATTTTGTTCATCAAGTAAGTATCTATATGGTATATTTGAATTACCATTTAAGATTGGTGATGGTGTCGTGATTTCATAATCAACTGTATCCATATTAAATAACGCTCCAACAACATTACTTGTATTTCTATGGTAACAAATAAATGGTATAAATACTTGGAAGTATTCTAAATCAGTTAATGGTAAACCATTTTCATCTTCTAATATTGAATCATTAACATTGTTATTGGTACTTAAATAATCATCATATTTAAAGAATCTTTCAGGATCAAATCTTATATCACCTAACTCTGAATAATGTATAACCGCCAATACCCTTTGTTCTTCAGGTGTCACGGTTATTGATTCACCAAAAGAATTTTTGTACGATGTGGTATTATTAATGGTTTGTCCGGATGATGTTGTGTATCCTAAAAATTGTTTTGTTGATATGTGTTGATTACTTGTGAAACCTGTTAAGTTTATGTTTGTTAAACCACTATAACCTATAGGATTCTCATTCCACACAACATTTAATGTCCACGGATCGTGTTGATCCATTGGATCAATTGGTTGTGGTAAACATATCGGTGCAACACTAGTTGATGGTGGAAATTCTATTTGACATTTATTACAAACAACTTGTGCAAAACCTGTTAAAGTTGATAAGTCTGGTGTGGGTCTATCAAGATATATTGTATTTCCACTAATACTTAAAACTTTATAAATTAAACTATTTGATTGTCCGGTTATTATTGGAACATTTGGATCGGTCCCACCAAACTGATCGAATACCAACGTAATATATTCACAAGTTTGAAATGTATCTCCAGATAAAACATCAATAGAAGAAGAACCATTAATTGTGGATATATCGATTCTATCCGTCACACACATTACCTTTGTTCCTATACAATCAATATCATCATATTCAATATATTGTGAAACAAATCCCGCGGGACCCATCGGATTTCTTAAAATGTCAGTATATGAATTTTGAACAGGGACCCCATAGGTTGTTGTTGTTACTGTTGTGTCTATTTTGTATGGATATTTAACAACTGTTTCTTTATCGTGTGGGGCAAAAACTTTTTGAAATGGTTTTTTAAAAGTACCATCTAAATTTGTAAATGGTGCACTATAATCATATTCGGAATCACCAATTTGGAAATATGAAATTACAAAATTTCCCTTAGCGATTGAATTTCTACCTTTTTTTGTTACTCTGGCCGATAAAAACTCAGAGTTATTTTCTGTTAAAAAGCTCATACATTAATAAATACATTTATTTTTATTTTACATTCCCGTACATTGGTTTAATCCATAAATTTTGTAATTATTCGTACCAATAGTAATTATTTGTGGATTTGTTGTTAATCCAATTCCATTTACAGCCAAATTAATTACTCTTAAACTAGCAACACCGATTTCACTAACACCTGTACTATCAGTCGCCGATGTGTTTCCGGCAGGTAATAATAAACTAGGTAAGGTCGCGTTTCCACTTACAAATGTTGTACACGTCGGATCACTAAATCTTCTAATGACAAAATCGAAATCTAATAAATCTAAAGTCGTCCCCGCAATCACATTGACTGTTCCATTAATAAATCCAGAACCATCACTTTCACCAAATGCAACAATTTCAGCGGTTATTCCGGTTGGTGTTGGTGTACTAGTTGGTGTTGGTGTACTAGTTGGTGTAGGTGTACTAGTAGGAGTTGGAGTGCTAGTCGATGTAGGTGTTGGTGTACTAGTAGGAGTTGGTGTACTAGTTGGTGTTGGTGTTACGATGGGTAGTGAACTGCAAAGTGACAAATTAAATCCTAAGTTATTTAGTGAGTTAATTATCAGATCTGCATAATATGATGGTGTTGACGCCGCCAAAGTATTTAATTCATAATTAATGTTATTTCTTCCAGATAAACCATATGTTGATCCAGTATATAGTGTTGATAAGGATGTATCACCACTAACAGCCTGAATAAATGAACCATACTCGGTACTTCCAATAACCCTAAATATGGTTGCAAAATATCTCCCAAATGGTAATTGATTTAATGTACTGGTTAAAGCAACCATATCTGTATCATACTGAGGTGTTCTGGCGGTTTCCCATGATGAGACACCCCATTCTGCACCGTATGGACTATTTTCATCCGAAAAAACTAAATTAATAACAGTGGTTATTGATGGTGAACTACCTGTATTATTCATCCATTGGAATATTCGTTCGTCACTAATTGATGTGATACTAACTCTTTGATCATATAAGACAGAATCATTATTAAAATAAGGTAATAAACATGGTTTTAATATTCCACTGTTCATATTGATTAATGGAGATAATGTTGAATTCATCGATCCGGATGAATCAAAATAAATATTTATTTCCGTATTTTCATCTATTTCTGGTATGGTCAATTCATAAGTAAAATCACAAGGTAATGTTGTTCCTGTTACTTGAATATCACATGATGGTGGACATTCCTCAAATCTACTTGAAAAAATATCACCAACATTGGATGTGATTGCAGACCACATATACGTTGGTGGATTACTTACAGGATAATCAACATCATATGATAAAATAGAATGTAATGTACCATTACCAATATCATCTCTTACTTCCCATCTATTATTAGATTCATTCCAAAATACATAATAATCATCACAACATATTTGATAATATGGTCTTTCATTGTAAACACCCATTGGATAATATAGTGTTGTATTATATTCTGTATCTGAACTATAACATAAATGATTAAAGCATACGGGGCATCCAATAAAAACAACCCTTACTTGAAATCCACCTTGTTTTTTTGGATCAGTTAATGTATTATTTTTTATACTACCGTCCCCATGTTCAAGAAAAATATAAACAGGTTTGTGTGTTGGACTAAAATTTTTAAATTCATAAATAAACCCAGTAGATGGATTTGTTGTTGCCGTTGTTACAAATGTTGAAGCCGAAATTTCATATGTGAAACCTGTATATATACGATAACTATTTGGTACACCGTTAACGACAGATGAATGATTACCAAAATTTGTTGCACCTGAAACCAAATCATATATTGTAACACTACTATTAGTACAACTACCTGTGGTACTAACATCAAGATAAAAATCTACAGTATCATAACATTCATAAACCTTACTATCATTAGTATATATTGTAGTTATTGTTGATGTACCATCAACAATATCCGTTACTTTTATAAAGTACCTCGTATCAAATTCCAAATTTGTTATAACAACAGATGATGTTAGGCTTGGAAATGCCCCAAAAAACACATATGAACTTGATGACCCTCCACTATATTCTACAATAAAGTTATGTGGTATTTGTAAATTATATAACCTAACATTTAAACCCATGATATAATAAATATAAATTGTTTATTTTTAATAATAAAGTTTATGGAACCGCAGCACTTGATGTTAATCCTACTGCTTCGGCATATTTTAACCAAGTTTCAACTCCTGCAAATTTTTCATTTTGACAATCATATATCATTCCTTTATCAAGTAATTTTAATAAAAATAATCCTCTAAAATTTTCACTTTTGGTATCCAGATAATCAAGTAAACATTTTATAGAAATATTACCTAATAATACTACACCTTTATCTAAAATCACTTTAGTGGTATTATATCCAAATTCAGAAATAATTCTATTTAATACTGTATTAAAATCTAAATATGGGCAATCATTTACTATATTTATACAATTCTGAAATGGTGGATCTCCCGTTGCACCTAAAGAATTTAAAAGTATGTCATAAGAATTAATATTACCATAAGCACTAATACAACAAGTTAAACCACTTACTGGACATGTACCATCATATGTTAAACTAACCGCTTCCGCATATTTCAAAAAAGTTTCAATCGACGCAAATACTGTGGTACCCGATAGATCACATTCATCACAACATATAGTTTGAGTATATGCTGATGTAGAAAATCCTTCATCTAATAATTCATCCCAAGTACTTAAAACATCATCATCGGTAGGTGATGGTGAATTATCTTCACAATAATTTATCAAAAATTCAAGAATATTATATTTTCTATTACTCATATATAATTATTTTTAAGGTATAATAGGGCTGGGTGGTGGTGTTGTTAAGTCTTCAATTGTTTTATTAAATCCTCCATGATCACCCATTCTATAATCACGACCATGACATAAAAAGAAAATACCACTACTCATCCAATCTTGGATTGTATCTCCAATCGTATTAATTCCGTCATAATTATTTATGGTGTTACCGGTATAAAAATTTATTAAGTTATCTAATCCGGTTGAATTTCCGATTGTACCCACTTCAAAAATTCCAATCTCAATTAAACTACTAAATTTAGTTGGATCTAGAGTTTTTAACAATTGAATTTTTTCTTTAAATCCATTGTTACATGAAGAATATTTGTATACCACACCATCTATTTCTTCATCAGGTGGAATTGCATTTGATATCCCGACAGTGGGAATGTAATCCAATAAATATGTTTGTGCCGACATAGCGTAGTTTATACAACAACCTGTTAAGGCATTTATATACGTTTTATCATTTGGAACTGAAGCAGTCTCAAACATTGATAGGTACGTGTAAGTGTTACCTATATAATAAAAATCATTACATGGTGGACAAATTAGACATGATTGTGATTGACCCAAACCATTACTTAAAAATACATCGGTAAGCCAATCTATCGGATTTGTTAAACTTGGTTCTAGTGATGGATTTTCATCTAATTCGATTATTGATTTTAATGTCAAATCAAAAATAAAATCAAATGGATTTATTGGTTGGCAATATTCAATGTCATGTGCCTTAACTTTAATTAATATATTTCCACATTCTTCACACGAAAGTTTTAGAAAATAATGTTGTAAAGTATTCGATCCGAGTACTAAATCTGTTATTTCAAAAGTATGTTCAAATGAATTTGTAACATTGGTTGCAATCAAATTAACCGTTGTACTTGATGTTAATCCGGAGTATATATCGAACGCTTGTCCTGTTGGTACTAAATTTATTGTTGTTTTAAACATATCATATTTTTTATTTTATTAACAAGTACCTCCACTGTAATTAATATTACATGGTATACCTGTTGTATATATTTGTAAATCAGAAAATGAGAATAATGTTGTTGGCCAAGTTTTACTACATACCAATGTCTCTGATGGTGATCCAAAAGTACCTGATGGTATAACAACATCTTGAGATGTGTCATCACAACAATCTGTTATTGTAACAATTTTTGTTGATCCTGCGTTATATATCCTGAAAGATCTACATTCACTTGAACAATCAAAAGTGGGTATTGATGGTTGTGAATTATAAATAATCTGTGCACTTCCAGTAAGATCATAAACTCTATTATTACTTACCCATCTACCAATTGATTGTGTTGATGTGACATAATTCGTACATAAACACAATGGATAAAATAAAGCATCACAAGGATTACTTGGGTCTCCACAAAGAACAAGTGGATTTGAATAATTCACTGGTATACCTAAAGATGATGAATTTATTAATAGTTGTTGATTATTAGATATGGCCCCTGATGGTATACATACGTTACCCTCAATAAAAACGGCATTATTTAACCATGGTAACCCATTCCCTGTACCTAAAGATGCGGTATTAGAAAGAAGTAACCCAACTTGACCACATTCAAATGATGATGGACAATTAACAGATGGTACAACCGGTGGTGGTGGTGTTATTGTTGGTGTACTAGTAGGTGTCGGTGTTGCCGTAGGTGTTGGTGTACTGGTGGGGGTTGGTGTTGATGTTGGTACAGGTAAATTATTGGGTATTTCTAATGTACATTGTTTTTCAATACTAGAAAAATATATAACATACGTACCAAACACATAATTACTAATATATGTGTACGGTAATACTTGTGATCCTAAATTAAAAGTACCGCCAGTATCGGGGAAAAAAGTTATTTCTCCTGTTTCCCCCTCATAATTTTGTGTTTTTATTATTATTTCTTGTATCATCTTTTATTAAATACCTAAAATTATTTTTTTTATGGACAACTAAAAGTATTTAATATCACACCACCACTATCAACTTGTATTGCTAATCGTGATGTTCCAGAACAAAAAGTTGTCGAATTAACAATAACTATCCAATTTCCACCACCATCAGACGGAGCGGTTAATCCCGGGTCATCATACATTATCATACCAGCACTAAATACAGGTATGTCTCTATAAAAAGCTCTTGCACATGTTGATCCCGCAGCACAAGCCAATCCCGATGTGGAATAAGTACTCACATTTCCGGCGAACACATATGAACTTGGTGGTGTACTACTAACCGTAGGAGTTGAGGTACTAGTTGGTGTTGGTGTACTAGTAGGAGTTGGTGTACTAGTTGATGTAGGTGTTGGTGTTGCAGTAGGAGTTGGAGTACTAGTCGATGTAGGTGTTGGTGTTGCAGTAGGAGTTGGAGTACTAGTCGATGTAGGTGTTGGTGTTGGTATTATAAATGATCCACACTGTTGTAATATACCAGATGATCCCGAATATATTACACCTATAGTGTAAGTGTCGGATGGTAATCCCGAAAAAGTGTCATGGAAATAATTCGTATTAAAAGGTGAACTATATACATCTTGATCGATAATTGTTCCTGATGAATTTAATGCACATACAATTATTTGTGTTATTGATGGATTATTTTTTACAGAATTTTCAATACCAACTTCATAACCAAACTCTGTTGAATTTATATCACTTTGTATTGTAAAAGGACAATTTAATGTATATGTTATTGGGCAACCTGAAGTTGGGTCCACACTAAAAAATGGTGCAACATAGTCGGGATCACCAACTGTATTATTTTTAATTTCACCTGTTGGGGTATTTGTGTTTATGTCATATTTTTCAAGTGTGTCAACTATTACATCACCCGTGTTTTCCAATCCGGTAACCGCGTTATTGTAAAAAACAACACTACCTTCACTTCTGTCTACTATTACTCCTCCCCAACCTACTGTGGGACCAGGACTTACTGACATTAAACTATTTGTCCCGTATTCATTTGTAACTTGTTCAATACCGGATAGATAATAATTAGGTATCAATCTTTTTATTTCATATGTGTCTCTATCAATTTCATAAGTTTGATATATTACAGTTGCATCTCCATTCACATTATTAATTAATTGAGTTGCTATGTATAACTTACCGCTAACGGGATCTAAATTAAAAGTATAAACACCAACATCTTTACCTTGTAATCTTTTATTAAAAATAATTGTTGTTACAATTGTTGCTCCCGTATTTGTTGAATTTGGATTTAAAACCCACATTCTTCTTCCACCAATATCACTTACATAAACTTTGTTTTTTTCTATGTCATAAAATAGATATTGCCAATATCTACCAGATCCACCGGGAACTGAGGTAGATGATCCTGGTAATGTTATATAGGTTATAAAATTGAAATTATCATCAAAAACACCGATATTACCAACTGTACCTGAACCCGAAGTTGACGTTACCCATAAATATGTTTGAGAGATCCCTGTACCAATTTCACGTGCAGTTGGTGCCCCTCCAACAAAATAAGTGTTTAGTTGAGTATTTCTTGGTATTATTGTTTTTGGTAAAGAAGGATTTTCTCTATTTATTCTTATTAAATCACCTGTTGGTGTTATTCCTGAAAGTGAACCGCCTCTAATGTCACCATATATAAAATTTTCTGAAACGTAAAGAAAATTTCTTTCGAATATATTATCACTACCGTATGATATTTGTGTTATGGTGTTTCCGGTTGTGTCATAAATGATCATTCCTGTTATAATAGTATCAGTTGGTAACGTATTAAGTGGCGTTTGATTTGTACCTGTAAAATATATTCTCTTGTATGTTTTATCAAAAGTGCTAATATACAATGCAGGTGCTCTCAACCAACTTACATCACCAGTTGCACCAGTGATAAATGTTACATTTGATACGGATGTAGATGCTGTGGTTGGTGTAAACCAATATATATTACCCCTAAGATTGTCATCCGCGTCTGCAACCCAAACTCTATTTGTATCATCGTCATACCAAACATAAGATGGTGATGATATACCAGATAGTGAATTAGTGATTAAAAAGTTTGCACTTTGTTCACATGTGAAATCTAAAATTCTCCAAGCAAGTTCGGGTGACGTATCTATTAAAGTTGACGAACATGTTATACCAAAACCAGAAAAATATAAAAAATATGTACCATAGGGATACGTTGACTCATATTGATAAGGTATAACATGTGAACCTAAATTAAATGTTCCGCCGGTATCTGGATTAAATGTTATCTCCGCAACTTGGCCATTATAATTTTCACTTGTTAATGTAACATTATATTTCATTATACCTAAATATATTTTTTTTAATTTATGTTGTAAAGTTTAAACATATTTCATAATATGAACCGAGGTGGAACAACGGATCATCAGTTGTAAAATCAATAAACAATGTGTGTGTTGTTCCTGCCGATAAGAAATATGGTCCAGGTACAATGATATTCTGAATAACAGGACCCATTGTACATCCTTGATTCAAGTCTTGTGATGTTGCAGATGCTAACAATGTTCCATCAAGATAGAAAGCTATGTTTTCATAACCCGTATCTTGTAATTCGGCTAAACCACTAAAACTTAAGTGTAAATAAGTATCAACCGGACCTACTGTTATTGTTGCAGTTGCGGTACCATTTTGTGTTATATCACACGTACCACCACAGTTTAATGAATCCGCAATATTAAATCTAACACATAAATTATTTGGTGATACTACCCACTCAGCCGTTTCGCAACCCGTGACTCCTGACGTATTCTTAGTTGTTGTCCATATTAAACCAGATACAGGTAATGTTCCTGTTGGCGTAGATGTACTAGTAGGTGTTGGTGTAGATGTACTAGTAGGTGTTGGCGTACTAGTAGAAGTAGGTGTTGGTGTAGATGTACTAGTAGGTGTTGGCGTACTAGTAGGTGTTGGCGTACTAGTAGAAGTAGGTGTTGGCGTACTAGTTTCAGTTGGTGTTGGTGAAGGTGTTGGGGTTGGAGTTGCGGTAGGTGTTGGTGTGGGTGCTAATTGTAACTCAGCGGTACAACACTCTGGTATTTGTGATGCACCGTAAACCACTAATGACGGAATTGTTTGTATTAATGTTGGTGTATGTGGATATGTTAAAGGTATATTATATATTTTACCATCCACGTTCGCAACATATAATGAACCATTATCTTGGAATATTCCATATGGTGTTGTGGCAGTTGTATTTAAATCTGAACTTGTTTCAAATAAACCTGTATTATAATCATATTGAACTAAAAATACACCACCTAATTTTGTTATTGTTATTAAAATTTTATTATTTGTAGTAAACATTATATCTCCGGCAATTGACTCAGTTGGTAGTAATGAAAATATTACATTTACCGTAGCCACAGAATTACTTACGTCTATTTCTATGATTTCCCACAAACCAGATATACCATTGTATGATGATGACAATAATTTAGTATCATTTATTGCACATAATCCAGCACCAATATTTATTCCACTTGGTAAAGATACAATCCTATTAAATGTTGTCGACCAAGGATTAGTACTTATATCCCATTCATATATAAAGGAATTATATAACCACATCTTATTTAATGTGTGAGCAATATCTGCGGAAAATATAAATGTACCTAAATTGGTTTTAGTGTTTGAAGAATAATCATAATAATAAACATCATTAGAATCATCATTAATTAAAACACTACATTCAGGTAATATTAGATTTGATGGTATTGAACATTCACCTACTGATGAGATTCCAGATAATGGTAATGTGGAACTCGTGTTACCAGTCCAAATGTATGTATCATTAGAAACAGGATATTCACTATTGTTACCTAAGTAACCATATATTTGACCGCCAACTGTATTTGTGAAAAGGTCATAAGTTTCCCTATGTTCCCATATAGTTGTACCACTATTCCAAACAACATATGTAATAAAACCAGGAATAGAAAGACTAATTAACATATAATTAATTTTACCATCATAATATGTGTAAGATTGTCCACTAAAAATAAAATTAGAACTGTTTCCGGAAGTTAAATAAAAGCATAATTCAGGTAAACAATCATTTAACTGTGAATTTACTAAACCAAATTGATCTTCAATACGAATCCAATTTTCTGTCGGTTCATTTGTTGGTGTGTCAAGGTTAACATTTAAATAACTTAAAACACCATATACAGTATCGGGTATTTTGTTTACAACATCATAATTAGAATAGTTTTCCCATCTTGTTGTACCACTATTCCAAACAACAACACCGAATGGATAAGTCATGCCTGTTCCTGTATTTGTGTAACCTAAACTATAGTAGTACTTACCATCATGGTATCCTGCAGGGTATCTAAGATTAACATTAGATCCCATATTACCAAAAGTTTCACCAGGGTCGTATGTAAAACATACTTGTGGTGGACAATCATTTACTGTTGTAATGTACGCTCCAAGTTCAGGATTATAATCATAAACCCATTGATATTGTGAACTACTAATTGGTGTGTTTCCACTATAATTTAAATACGAATATAATGTTCCTGATGTTCCGACATTTACGTCAAAGTTTTCCCAATTTTCCCATCTAGTTGTGCCACTGTTCCATATCAAATAATATGGGAAATTTACATCAGTAGATTTATAATAATTTCTATTGTTATACACACCAAATATTTCGTAGATATATGAAGTATATTGTGTTGTTGATGAGTATGTTCCTATTAAACAAATGTCACTACATATTTCATCACTACAATCATCCGGTAATTGTTGTGTTGGTGGTATACAATTTCCACTAATTGAATTTATTATTTGGTAACTTGCAGATGGTAAATCAATAATATTCCAAGAATATGATCCTTCAACGATTGGTAAATTTGGATTTTCATTATATTGGTACAATGTACCTGAATTTAATGATGATCTATATTCCCATCTATTATTATTTATCGACCAAGAAACATAATAAACAAACGTATCGTTTTTAGGACTAAAAATATATGATGGTTTTTCATTAACGATAACCCCCGGACTAACTGTTACAAATTCAGGGTTAGAAAACGCTTCGGCAGCAATTTCAAAACATATAGTTGGTTCGGTAAAATATTCTGTAGGGCAATCTTCAATATCACTATAGAATTGTTGTGGACAATCTTCTATTAAATTAGAAACATGTGTTTGATATTTGTGTTGTAGTAATACTTGATGACTATCGTTACCATTAAATATTATTAAATCTTCACCGACAGGTACATCTCTACCAGAAGTTTCAAAATTAAAATTATAATACATATTTGGTTCACAGTAATCAAGATCTACCGCAATAACCTCAATAGGAAAACCATCGACATTCAATAAGAAATCACCATAATTTTCATAATAATCTTTTGGATATGGACAACATGGTTCTGGTGGTGTTTCTCCGGGTAATTGTAAATGTTCAGGTATTCTCTCATCAAGGAAATAATCTGTTTTAGTTACAATACCTCCATCAACTATTTTGTTTGTATATACTCTTAATTTTGTTGTTGGTAAAACTTCAATAACTGTTGTTGTATTATTTACTGTTCTTCCCGTTATTAAACTTTTCTTAACAGATCCAAGACATTCTATACTTTTTACTTCATTATAATCATATTGAAAAGTAAAGGCATATCCATATAGATAAGCAAGTTTAAAATCTTGATATGAGAAATTACATGGTTTATATGTTGCGGTTAATAAAATATCACCAACAACAACGTCCTCAACATTTGTTATTTCAATATCACCAAAATTAATATAATGTACTATTGCGTTGTAATCTATTGTACCGTTTTCTATTTGAATTATTGGAAACTGTCCAACAATTTTTAAAACTTTACTATCAGACAATAATCCATAATCATAAGATGGTTCATATTTTAATCTTGGTACGAATATACAGTCAATAAAATTATCACAAAATGTGACCGCTGTTTGTGAAGAAATTAATGTTTCACCACTACAAGGTAGTGAACATCCACTCATATATGTATTGATAACAAATTGTTGATAATATTCTTTAGACTCATTATGTTCATATTTTTTCTGAAATCCGTCTATTGATATTTTTGTCTCACAATTAGCAGCATCTAAAAAATTTAATTCTATTTTTTTACTAAGAGAAGCACCTGATATAGATATTTTACAATTATCAACTTCACCAAATTTAATTCCTGTACTTGTTGTTCCAGTTTTACCTGTGATAAACATACAATCAGAGTGGTAATAAGTAGAAGAACCAAAACCACCTTTTTGTATACCAACATTATTTTTAAGTACAATATCTAAATCAATAATAGGACAATAGTCTGTTTGACACTCTGTTGTATTTACATTAATATCTAAATCATTATTACATATTGGATTTATTGGTGTATATTCAGTGTCAAATCTATATATAAAATAATCTTCAACAGAACAATCATTAAAATCATATTTTATTGATGTGAATCTAACTTTTTCTTTACCGTCAATATCGGTGAAAAATTCAAAAGTTAACTTTGGTTTATATTCCCATGTGTATGTTGAATTAGGTTGTTGTAGAAAAGGTTCGTAATTTTCATATCCCGCAGTATATCCCGTTGTAAATTTATTTACAACATTTTCAACCAACCCAGATAATGCAACCACCCAAAGTTCTTTTATTTTATCGACATCGGGATCTACAAATTCTTTATAGTCACATATCAAAGGCAATGCCGTTGTACCGCTATCAGGTAAAATTGTACAACCAGTCATTGGCATTGGATTAAATAATTTAGCACTGTTACTTGTATTTGTTGTCCCACTAACAAGTACACAATAAGGGTGTCCAGAAAACACATATCCATCAATTTCTATTATTGGACAATATGTTACCCCTGTTATATTGATTAATCCTCTAAAATTTTCTTCTTCACCTAATATTGTTTCTAAATCTTCATTTATCGCATCACCAAAATTTGGGTATAAATTCTCAACTATTGTTTTTGGTTGACATCCTAAATTATATTTATATTTTGGTCTACCAAAAAAGTTATTATCTATTAAATTACCTCCTGTCCATAATGTAGTTGCGGGAATTACTTGATCAAGTATTTGCATCCAATATGGACTCATTCGTTGTATAAACTCATGTGAATCAATATAATTATAAGAAGTAAAACCAGTGCTAGTGAAATAAGATGTGTAAACATCCTCGAGTGCAATGTAATTTTTCTTATATCTTATAACGTGGGAATTTTTTAATTGGGAATGTAATGTCTTTTCTAAAAATTCCGCAAATGTGACACCTGTTTGTGGATATAATGTATTTGAACCGAATGTTAATAATAAATCTCTAGATTTTCTCCAAATATCATAATCGATCGCCCTACTTGGTGATAAGTAGACTTCAATATTTTTTCTATTTAAAACATAAGATGAATTTCCATCATAGAAACTGGCCTTAACGTTATCTATTTCAGAATCCAAACCATATCCAGTATCTAATCCTGGTAATGTTCTAAAAACGTCAAAATATTCTTCACCATAAGAATATGGTTTTGCCTTTGTTTTAATCGTTTTTGTTCTACCTGTTAAAATAGAATTTTCTTCATCAAGTATATCGGGTGTTCTATGTTTTAAAGTCATATCATACCATCCCGAACCTTTCTGAAAAAATATATCACTTATTGGATCAAATGCTCTTCTAGGTAATCCGGTTTTTTCATCAACAGGATAACCCTCTCTATTAAATGTTGTTAATCCTTGTTCTATATTTTTTGTATAAAGATATGTTGTTGGTGAAAATAATGCTGTCGTTAAAAATTTACTTCTTTGTAAAACATCATAGATATCATTTTCGAGGTCACTAGAATTTGGCATTGATGTGACTCTGTAAATATATTCATCAATTCTTATTAAAGGTTCAGGTGCACCCAAAAATCTTAGAAAGAAATGTATCGATGATCTAGTTCCTTTTGATTTATATAGATAGGCTAAATTAACTAATAGTCTTCTATAGAATTCATATTCGGCTTCAATTAAATTTTTACCAATACTTTGTGATGAATAGTTAGATCTACTTCTACTATACAATGCACTATCTAATGTATCTTCATCAAATAAACTAACAGTGGTCAAACCTAAATTTTCCGCTAAATTCTTAAGTAGAATATCGGGTAAATTATTTATACCATCATAACTTACATTTCTCATGTAAGCGATGTTGTCTATATATTTCTTTATTTTATCAAAACTTTGTCCATATAATTGAAAAACACTTTCTGCCTTTTTTTCATCAGAATCAAACTCATACAATTGGGGTGATGTTAAAAATCTAATAAATAAATTAGATTTATAATTATCGATTTCGTCTCCTAAATTTTTTAAACTATCTAGATACCCATCAAAATCAGAACCAATTATTTTTATATTCCAACCATCTTTAGATAATGGCCAATTATATGCAACTTGTATTAAATTTGTATTTGTTTTATCAAAATTTTCTCTTGGCACAACAAAAAATGCAGTAAACTTTGGATTAGTTTCTCTATTAACTAATTGTTCCTCAATTTCATCTAAACTTTTATAAAACTCCTCAACAATACCATCATTTGGTCTAACTAATATATTTTCAGTATAAGTCGTGTCGCCAGAAAACGGATTACCCTTTATTTTTAATTTAAAGTTACTTTTACTGTCTGGTTGTACAAAGTCAACTATTTCGTAAGGTTGTTCTTTGATTACTGTTACATATTTCTTAAATGAAGAATAAAAGTTTCTAATATTAGTATCACCATCAGGTAAGGTATTACTTTGTGGTCTACTTAATTTTATTTCAAACGTATTAAATAGTCTAGGTAACTCAACTTCAAAAATTGTTGTGTCTCTATCAATATCGTATGATATATTATAGGCCGTATATTGATTTGTTACAATTAAACTGTCTTTGTCTATTAAAAAAGATGCGGGATATTTTTTAATAATATTTTTAATTGATACTTCTAATCTTCTAGATAACGACCCGAATAAAGATTTACCAGCATCATTTTTAGCATTTCTAAATCTCAACTCTCTGTCACTTTTTTTAGTCGATGACATTAATGGAGTTGAAAATTCATTTTCTTCTTCTTTTAACGTGTCTAATGTTAAAAAATCCGAAAACGGACTTGTTCTAAAATTTTTACTGTCTTTTTCAGGAATTGCTCTATCTAAAGCAAAGTTGGTATTAGTTAATTGACTAGACCCATCGGTAATTTGCACACCGACTAAACTATCACTAAAGGTTTCTCTTCCACTTGCTGCCTGACTTGGTACTTTTCTTCTTGCCATTATATATTTGTAATAGTATCAAAATCTAATGATTGGTCAATATCTGTTTTTCTTTCTCTAACCTCATACAATGTGTCATTTAGATCATCTTTAATCTCATACAAGTTGTATTGTCTATAGATATTGTTATTATTATCGTAAATCGTATAGATACCCGGTGCAACCGCCTTAGTTTGATTACCATAAAGTGCGTGTGCTAATGTAGTTGCATCATGTTCAACCATCTCGATTTCAATTGTAGTTGGATTTAAAAAAGTATTTGTTAAAATAATTTTTTGTGATGGTTGTCCAATAAAAGGTACCGTATTTGGTTTACTGGATGGTGCGGAGGACGGTGTAACAGTAAGAAACATTAAATTTGTCGCTTGATCAGTGTACTGATATCTTATCGCTTTTTGAGTTGTATTTGTCAAATTTGATGCAATTGGTGTACAATAAAATGATGAAGTTACGACTCTATAAAAATTTGGTATTTTAGTATTGTTATTTGTGTTGATATACTCTATTCTATACCCAACCAATCCTTGTGGTGTGAATTTATTTCTATCTTCGGTTGGAACGTTACTTATATCAATAATTAATCCTCTAACTGAAGGTAAAGAAGCCAAAATACCACAATCGGTTATTGTTGTTCTTATTTGTTTGGGTCTAATGTGTAAGGTATATATACCTAATTCGGAAAAATCACTAGAGGATAATTTTAAATTATATAAACCACCTAATATTTCAACATTTGGTGCATTATTGTCATCGGTTGTTTCATTATTATGAAAAACCGGTGTTAAAATGTCCTGAGAGGCTAATTTTTTTAATGTAACCTCAGATGTTGTCAATCGATTTGCAACATAATGATAATATATATCAACATCTTGTGGTGATATATCCGATGGTCTAACTATACCGTATGATCCTACTGCCATGTATTTTTATTTAATAAATATATTTTTTATTGTTTTATTACATTAAAAAATCCATTTCCATAAATTCTTAATTCACCGGTATTGTCTACTTCAGTTAATCTTAGATTATATTCCATAACACTAAGTTTACCTCTTTCAACAAAAATATCGGAATAGATCGTCGGTTCATCAATAAACCCAAGAAAATGTTCATTCCTTGTTATTAGATTATCGAAAACTTCTTCTTTTGTGAATCCAACGGTCGTACCCGTTATCATCGTATAACCATCAGAATAATCTTTATAAACTAAATTGTCAATAGTATATGCACTATAACTACCGATTTCATCGACCCCGCCCGTTACCCCAGTATATGAATTTGACCCATATAACCTTTTTTCATCTATTCTACTTCCACCTATAGCAACATACTTAAATGTTGTTTGTCCAGTGTTATTTGTGTAATCTAAATCATTTAGATAATCTTGATCACCCGTTAAAACGGTATAAGGTATAGTAAATCCACTAAAAGTACCAAGTGGATTTGGTTTTGATATGTCTTGAGGTATTTTAACTATTTTACTTAAGTTTTGTTTTGTCCATGGACTATCTAAACTTATCGTTATGGTGTATGAACTATATCCAATAGATGGTATTGGGTAAGTTTTTGAAACGGTAGACAGTAAATTACCTGTATGTATAGGTAATGGAGAAGACGTACCATCTCCCCAATTTATAGTGAAAGTGGCTTCTTTTATATATCTAAATTTTTCAATGAATACGGTATTATATACATCAATTACATTAACATTTTGTGTGTAACTAAAATTACAAAATTCTTCTATTTGACTTATTTTACCATCAAAACCGACCATGATACCCATTTCATCAACCGATGAATCTAAATATATAGGTAGGTTATATGTTAACCCCGTATTTGTCCTTAATATTTCGTATTTAGTTTTTCTCATCTATGAAAATGATTGATAAAATTTAATTGGGTTATACCTGGTACCGACTCTAGCACCGGTAGATCCACTATAACTATAAACAATATATGAATAATCAGTTCTTCCAGGTGTGTCTGTTCTATTTATTTCCAATTTATAATACATGTCTCTAGATTCGACTATTTCAGTTGTTGGTGTTAATCCACTATTTGTTAGATTTAATATTTCACCATCCTTTGCGTTATAAAATCTGGCAGACACCCAAAAAGTATTTCCGGTTATTAATGTTTCTTCGAATGCGCTATCATCTTTAAACCAAAAAAGATACATGTTTTCTTTATTCCTATAATTTGATCCCGAAAAAACAGGAACAAATATGTTTTTTATTAGTGGTGCAAAAAAGTATCTTTCACCTAATGGTAATGTTAGATTTTTTGTAAAAACTAATTTTCTGTTACTTCTATCTGGCACATCGTTATTGGGTGTTTTGTAAAATTCTAATCTAAAAAAACTTTCAGTTGCTACTTTTAATAATTTAGCGTTTTCATCTGGTTGTATACCAACTAAATTATAATCTAATCCATTTGTATAGGTTGTTCCTGTTGTAAAATAAAAATAAAACCAAATGTCATTTTGTGTAAAATTAGTAACTCCACTTATTGGATATTCTTCATGTATATATCTAACAGTTTCATAATTATCTATTGGGTTTATAATTCTTTTTAAACTTTCTTTTTCTAATTCTTCGGCGTTCTCTTGCCACCCGAGATCTGTTTTGAAATCGTTTTCGTTATTTATTAAGATATTTTTATCACTATCGTTTCTTAATATATTCATTAACAATCTATTTTTAGATTTTGTGTCTTTTTAACACCATCTTGTTTATTTGTATAGTCTTCCTCATTTTTTAAATAGAAATTAATATCAAATTTTAAATAATGACAATCATTTAAAAACGGAAAATTAGTTCCAAATCCATCAACATCGACATATCCGTGATCATATAGATCTCTCCATTTCCATAAATTTTCTGATTTGTCATATATTATATTTTCAGGTAATCCATAAATTTGGTCGGTATTTGATGTTTCTATATATGGTGATAATTGTCTAATTTTTACTCTATAGTGTGGTTGATAATATAACCCAACCAAATTAGTCGGTACCGCATCCATAGCGGTATCTTGTCCATGATCAAAAATATTCAAAGGTGATGTTATTTTATGGAAAGATTCGCTTATTATCCTTTCTTTTAATTCTTTTGTATTGTATTCAACAAATGCTCCCACTAAATCTGTACCTTTTGGTATTGGGTTACCTCTATTAAATGTTATACCTGAATTAATAAATGGTGTACTTGTTAAACTATTTTCAAAAGGTGAATTTGAATCATCAAAATGTTTATCTACCCAAGTATCGTGAAAATTAAATTTGTAACCGACTTTTGGTGGATAATTAAAATATCCGTTATCGTTTCTAAAGATTATTGATACATATAATTCTGTTGGTGTGTAACCTAAATTATTTGTTATCCCACTTAATGTGTATGGTTCTTTAAAATCAAAAAGTACTGATTCCATTCTATTTTGTTCAACCAAATAGTCAATAACACCTTGGCTATTTTCAAATAATAATTTTTTTTCATCTTCAAATACTGGCGATTCAAACCCCATTTTATCTAAGATGTAATCTTTTAATTCAGTTAATGTTTTGTGTCTATGAACATAGTACTTTGAAGTTGTTTCAGATATATTATTTATATCGAGACATCTCTTTATAAAGATAACGGTATCAAGCGTTAATGATGGTGGAAATTGACTTTTTAGAATGTTTAAAACATAATTTTCAGAATCATATATTTCGTCACCAATACTATCAACATAAAAAGTTCTATTTTCTACCGGTACCGTATTATTTAATGTTGTTTCTAAAATTGTTATATATTCTCCTTGATTTATACCATGTGTAACTGGTGACGTAAATTTATAATATTTACCATTATTAGTAACTCTAAATGGGATACCATCTTGTGCTTGAAAAGAGTAAACTGTACCATCAGATAAACTGTAATTTATTGGATACGTTGTGTCTCCACTATAAACATATGATAAATAAAAATTCCAATTTTTATAAGGTGCGTCAGTTTGGGACATACCAATATGATCAAGTCCACCATCTGTCAAAGTGATATTAGGGACGAATGCACCAGGTGTTGATCCTGATATTGGTTCATTTTTTTCTCTTAAAAGATCTGTTCTTAAAAAGGCAAATTCATTATAGTTTAGATATCCTGTAAAATCACCATCCCCACCATCACCGACTAGTGCCAAATTTCTTTCAAGTGGACCATATGTTGTGTCACCAGAATAGGTATTTCTGAATATCATTTTTATTTTACCAAATATTTTATAATTTTGACATTCGTTTCTTTCTTCATTAAAAAGTCTAGCCAAATCTAAAATAACATCTCTGTCACCTTCTCTTAATAAATTTTTAGATTCATCTAAATTTATTCTAATTGTTAGATTTTCATCGGGTGCACTTTCAAATCTTCTATCTGGTAATATGATTTTTTTCTTATTCATTTATCTTTGTATATTAAATAAATAATTCATAACACATCTTATTGATGATGATGGTTGTTTTTTTATTTCACAAATTCCATTTTCAATCATTATTTTATTATATTCATAGGCCATTCCACAAGTTTCCCAACTCATTTCCTCACCATCAGTTCTTCGGTATATGTTCATCATTTCCACTTCATCATTAAAAATACCATTCTTACTTGGTTTCATATTATCTATTGTTTTTTTACTAAACCCATTTTCTTTACATTTACAAACAACGGCTTTACCATTTAAACTGTAAGCACCATACATTGAGGCTGTTTTTATACCACCATACTTTTCAGAAACCTCAACCAATTTTCTATGTGCCATTCCAGCGAAACATGTTGCAAATTGCAATGTACCATTTGTATCTAATAGACTAACCAATTCATTTAATAATAAATTTAATTTTTCATCACCATCAATTTCTTTTAACTCTTTTGAGTTTATTAAATGTTTACCTCTACCATATGTATTAATGGTAACGTACTTCAATTTATTTGGATACTTTTGTTTAAATTTTTTTATATTTTCAATAACTTCGTTTACTGTTTTAACCGGACCAATTGAATAAGTGAATTTGGAAAATGTTCTAAATAAAAGTTTATCTTTTTTATCATAATCCAGATAAACAACAACATGATTTGGTCTTCTTTTACTAAATAAATCTTTTATAAACATATTATTGTGTATTAAAAAAATAATTCATTAATCCATGAATCGCTAACCATGGTTGTGTAATATTTTCACAAATTCCATCTTCGATAGTTCTTTTATTATATTCATAAGCCATACCACAACTTTCCCAATTTATCACTTCATTATCTGTTCTTCTGTTTATTTCGATCATTGTTTGTTCGTCTCGTTCCATACCTCTTTGACTTTGTGGTAATTTAGATATTAAATTTTGACTATAATTTTTATCTTTACATGAACACATTTTCCCATGTTTAAATAATCTAAATAAAGAAGTAAAATAATTAGCAATCGTGTCTGGTGCAACTATTTTAATTCCATCTAATTTTTGTGACATTTCAACTAATTTCCTATTTATTGTTCCAACAAAACAAGTACCGAATAACATTGATCCGTTTTCCTTTAACATTGGTTTTAATTGTAACAATAATTCAAAAACTTTATCGTCACCTTCTTTTGTGTGTACTAAATGTTTACCTTTACCATTTGTCATTATGATTATGTAATCTAATTTATTTGTATATTTTTTTTTAAAAATATTTAGATCGTGTATCACATCATCAATTTTCCGATATGGACCAATGGAATGTAAAAATTTAGAAAAAATTGTAAATAATCCATTATCTGTTTTATTGTTATCAATAAAAATTATCAAATGGTTTGGTCTTCTTTTACTAAATAAATCTTTTATAAACATATTAGAAAGGTCCGTAAAATTCAATAAATTTATCAAAGGCGGTCTTACCTTTTCTTAATCCAAAATAATAATGAAATGGTATACCAATTTCCATAGTATGTCTTTTGACACCATTCACAGTATGTTCTTTATAATTGTCATTATATTTCTTTTCACCACTACCAGCATCAATACAATCTCTTATTGGTGGTAAAACATAGGGATCAAAATAATCATCATCCAACGGATTTGCGTTTGGATCAGGATTCATATTACCCTTCATTAATTGTATTTTTTGGTTATATATTTTACCACTATAATAACTTTGTCCTTCATCACTACCTATATTACCAGTTGTTGATTCTCCGAAACCATGTCCTATAGTATCCCACATATAATATGGAACTCTTTGGGATACGTCACCAAGCCTTGTTGGTTCATTTAAACATTTTCTAATTAGTTCACCTGCTCTTTCAAATGTAACCGTATCGGGATCATCTTCACTAAATACAAAATCAAGACCGACTGGACCTTTACCATCAAATACCGTACTGTATTGTGCTGTGTATGGTGAAAATGATTCTTCATATTCAAATGGAAAAATTCCCGATTGTGTATTAAAATTCATTAATTGGGCGATATCACCATCTATTAGTCCGTTTGCTCTTGCATCAAATAAATCTTGTACATCTAATTTTCCCCTTTCTTTTATTTCTTTAGATTGAACAATATATTCCATTAAATCATCTAATCCTTTATATGATGTTGCACCTATACTTCTAGATATCGAACAATTAACATCTAACTCAGGATCGGTACATATTTCATTAATCCAAGTGTTTCTTGGTCCTAAATCAATAATTGTTGTTGGGAAATTTATTTCTCTTTTGTAATTTAACCCATTAAACAAATCACCAATTAAATTCATAAAAGGTAATGGAGTACTAAAATTTGCACCATAATCAATTGCCCTAACTTGACCATAAAATCCTTTTGTTTTGTTCGCATAATCACTCGTTAAAGAAGTATTTACACCTAATTGAGTTCCAGTTGCGGGATCGTAATCATATTGTGTTTCTGATGCCGAATAACTCGGACTATATGGTGTAGATCTATAATAGAAATGGAGGCCCGTTGCGTCTTGAACTTTATACACACATTCTTTACAAAATCTATTACTTCCTCTTTTCATAAATTGAAAGAAATATAGTGACCCTAATAACCACGAATCATTAAATGTATATGATACCACCCCTCCACACATTAGCTTATGGAATAATTTTCTTCTTCTAAAAGATTTTAACATTGTAAATGTGTTTCCTGCTAATGGTACTATACTATAAACACCATCTCTAAATTCAGAATATCCTGATAATGTACCTCTTTGTGTTAATCCTTGATCACAATAATATGGTCCCTTTTTCTTTACTTCGCCAGCATATGCACCATTCACAATACATCTTGTTGTGGCATTTCTAAATCCTCCATTCGGATCTGTTGGCCATTTGGCATAAATACTTGCAACAGCACCAACATTACATGGTACACCACTAAAGCATGGATCGGGATGTGATTGTAAAATATTTGTTGAATAATTTCCATCCAATTGATCCCATAAACTAGTTCCGGCACCAATAGAACCATTACTAATACAACCAACATTATATGTACTTGAATTTGTTGGGTAACAATCACCTGGTCTACAACCCATTAAAACATTTCTCGCGGCGGCATATTCTTGTAGTGGTGTTCCGCCATTATATAACGGGAAAACAAATGCCTGTAAATTCATACTACCACCACCACCATCTTCTGTCCATTTTGTGTCAATTATAAAATCGTACTTATTACAACCTTCTTCCTCAATTCCTGATGGTAGATTTGGGTCCGGTGCTGATACGTCAGAACAATCTTCCACATATATAAGTTTAGATATAGGAAAAACACAACCATGATCTTCATGTACAGAATTTTGAATAGGTGTATCATATCTTGTGTTAGTTTCATCGGCAAGAAAACTAGCCAAAACACTATATACCCCTCCACCTACTTTCCATCTACCATATTGTCCAGAATATATTATGGGGTAATTGGTTCCACATCCAATAAAAATATATTGTGGGTCTGTACCAATAAGTGGTGTAATTTCCAATAGATATTTTCTATTCATAATGGCACCATCAACAGTTGACCCTGTATAATTTGAAAATACGTCAATTCCCGTACCACCACATCTATTACAATATGCCGATGTTGATGATGTGGTATAAGTTACACCAGTAAATTGTGGTGGAATTGTAAATGATTGTCCTCTTTTAGCACAAAAAACAAATGTGTTACCAGATGTTCCTGTTGGAACTGTTATAGTATTTCCTGACGCATTATTACAATCAACAAAATTATTTATTGTAAAAGCACTTAAACCTATATTTTTAAAAGTATATGCATCACAAGGATATGTGAAATATAAAGAATCATCAGCGTTGCCGGAACAATAAGCACCGGGACTTTGTTGTGTAGCCGTTACTTGTGAACCAAAACCTGGCGGTATTGTAATGGTTTGACCTTTTTTTGCACATACTTCAATTCCATTAGACGGATTTTCTTCAACAGGAAGATATATCGTTCTACTGACATCATCGCAATCTATATATGTTAAAGTACATGCACTTGAACTATAATTTCTAAATACATACTTTCTACATATGTCGGTATTTCTTCTAATCTCATATTTTTCTTCTACAGTGAAATTTGTGGCAACAGGTGGTTTATTTTTATAATCATCGGCCGTCGGTGCCACTGGTGGAGTTTGTACAGGTGTTTCTTCATTATCTTCATTACAATCGTAACAATCAGGATACACCAATAACTGAAGTCTAAAAATATTTGTAAATTGAAATTCCTTACCCCTTCTAAATGTTCTAGCAGCAGCATCGTTTGACACCCCACTACTTGCTATTGCTTCCGCAATACCAAAAAGAGCGGCCGTCACAAATTCTTTTATAAATAAAGAAATCACGTTACCGATATATTCAATAAAATTTAATACCGTTAAAATGAAAAATTGAAATCTATGATTTCTAACCGCATCGTTTACAGGAAAATAATTATTAACATTTTCACAATCATCTTTTTCTTGTGGCCAGTTTTCTTTAATACCAATAAAAGATTCTCTTCTATCCTTTTTAAAAAAACTAAATGCCCTTTCTAATGCACTTGTTTTATAATATTTGTTTATAAATTCACTAACGGTGTATATTCTACCGTATCTAAATTGGTAAAAATAGTCTTGTGGAACCCCGTAGTTATCACTAGTAATTGCGTCCACACTTGTTCCGGCAATTTCTTTTCTTGCGTCAGGAGGATAATCATCAATATTAGTACTAAATGAATATGATCTACTATCAATTGTTGTTGGTGATCCTTGAAAACTTGTATCACCTATATGATATTCCCTAACATTTGGTACTAAGAATTTACCCGTAAATCTATTTCTAGCACCAGTATCTTCAGTCAATGAAAAACGAAATCTATAATTACCTTGTGTGGCAATACCGATATTCTTGTCATTTGTTTCATAATATTCACCAAACTCATTTGTGGCAATATATTTCATATTCATTGGTATTCTAAAAAAGAATACACCATTCTCATCTATTGTACTATCTATATCAAAAAATTCAAGTATTGGTCTGTCTATATTTGGTGATCCGTCAGGATTTTTCTCATAATTTCCAGTAAATCTAATTGATTCGACATCACCTTTGAATGTTATCAATCTACATTTTTCACCCATTTGGTTGTCAACGTTACAGTTCACCCTTAACGCATCTTTACCTGAATCGGTAAAACTACCTCCCGCAATTATTGCATACGGGTCAATTCTTACTCCTTGAGAAGATAAATCAAAATCAACTCTAGTGATTGCAATTTGACATAACTCTTGGTTGCCCCAAAAAGGATAAACCTCAATAGATTTATCATAACTAACAATTTGTGGTAAAGAATCAATATCCGACGCACTTTTATATGTGTATTTATTTACGAATTTTTCTTCAGATATACCATCGTAAATAAAATCATATGGTACTAATGATTGACATCCCGCATCAGACATATCTAGGTCAATATGTAATGTTTGGTTACCTAATGGTACCCCCCATATCATAAAATCACCCGCTTCATTTGTTTTTACGGTGTACCTATAATATTTTTCAAAAACCTCTAAAACTTCCTCTCTATTTAAGATGTCAGATTGATCAGGAAATGTACCTGTTGGTACGTGTCCTGTATGTTGTTTTCTAGCCGGTAATAGGTTATATCTATAATTTGAATCGTTTCTTTGATCTATTGATCTATAAGGATACAACTCAGATAAAACAGGATCATTTTCATCAACATCTGATATTGGTACAAAAATAGAAACTCTGGCATTTGGGAGACCAAAACCATTATTAACCGATATTCTACCAACAACAACACCATAATCACCACAAAATGATGAGTAAGCCTCTTGTTGTGAAAATTTTAAAGATAGTATTTCTAGTAAATCGTAGTCTTGTTTTAATTCTACGGTTATTTTTTGATCTACACCTATGTCTGTATAAATTCTATGTTTTTGCATAATTCTTATAATAAATAGAAACTAGTTGATTTTCTATTAATATAAAGAAAAATGTTTTTAGTATGTAGTCGAACCTAATGTTTTTACCCTAACTTTTATATCTTTATTTGGGAATCTTATTTGATATATTTGATTTGCTTTCATAAAGATGGTTTTATCGGATTGTAGAATTTCCCTTGTTACATCATCTACATACGGTTGTGAAACCTCAGCAGTGGAATATTCTCCCCCTAATAAGTTAAATGCTCTAATATCAACAACATTTATTACACCGTTTACATTACCAAGTTCTTTAAATAGATCACCCAAAAATAAAGGGTCTCCCATTTTTCTACCATCTATACTAAATGAAGTAATTGTTTTATTTATTGTTTCTTTAATTACTTCTGTCTTGTTTACGTTCTTATCTATGATTAAGTCTATTTCTAAACCCAAATCTATTACTTGACCACTAACAATATCGATGTAATCATTTATCATTCTAAATTCAGATAAATAATTTAAAATATTATTTTTTAATGTATTGGAGACGATATCAATTAAATTACCTCTATCATCATATGATAATAATTTAATTCTAACTTTATTATCTTCTTCCATAACTTCAACTTTGGCGGGTGCCCCATATGTGGATGGCATTGTTTCAATCAAAGATTTATAGTCATTTAAAGTGACCGCCCTATTTTGTGCGGCAAAATTATATGCAATTAAATTTCTTAATTCTTCTATTGTTGGTTGATCGGAACCGCCAACAGCCGGTGTTATATTAGTTACGTTTAATGTGTTAATAACTTGATTATTAATTGTACTATTTGGACCATTAACATTGAATTCCACTTCATCAACACTGTTTATTACATTTACACCGAGATTAGTACTTTTACCACCACCAATTCTATATTTTACAAATAATGTTGTCCCAACCTTGGGTAATGCACCTAATGAAAGATTATTTAGATAAACACCTAAATTTACTTTCATATTATTAGTCATAAAATTATCTAAATTATCTAATGGATCAACATTTCCAGACCCAAACGTTAACGAAAAATAACCCTCTGGTGTATATTCCGTAACAAACTTGTTAGTTACATTTATATAATTTCCTGCTTTAAAATTATCTCTATCAGATACAGATGTTGGATCGGGAACAAAAACTTTATCTTCAATTAGTGATTTAACCTCATACCATTTATTTGTTGACGTATTAAATTCACCAGAATTTGGATTGGATGAGAAACTAGTTCCTTCTTTGTGTATTACTGCAGTAACACCCAAAACATTTTGTTCGGGTAAATAAAGTTTTAAAAATGGTTTTTGATCTAACTCATTTATGACTCTTCTAAAAATTCTTGAAACACCATTAACAACTGGTTCTCTTTTAACGATTGTATATGATACTAACTGATTATTTGCATCAAAGTTTGGTATTTTCAATCTATTTGGTTCACCTCTATTATTAAACGGATTTGAAAAATCAATATCGTCAATAGTTTCAAATACCTGTCCCCCACCAGAAACTTGTGCACCCCCTTTTAAAATACCTTCATATCTTTCATCTTCTTTATCACCTCTAACTGGAACTGTTATTGAAAAATCACACAACGCAACCGAAGGTCTATTTCCAGGTATTTTTAAACCATATGTTTTAGCAATGAAAAATAGAGATTGTCTTTGTTGTGCAAAATCCAACATTGTTTCTTGCCAAACTCTATCAATGTGAAAATGTAGGTTATCTGCAACAGCCGCATTTATATCTAATAAAACAGAATATATAGATGCGTCGTTAGTGTTCTTAATTAGATCGGGATAATAATCTTTGGTCATTCTAACCAATTCTTCTCTTAAACCAGCGAAATCCCTTGTTGCGTATGATATTTTTTTTGCCATCTTATATGTTAATAATTATAAAGTCGGAAGACGAAAATGTACCATTATTTACAGTATAGTCTATTTTTACTTTTGCGGTATATGGTTTTGTAGAATAATCGGAAACTCTAAATAGTCTATTGTCTTCATCCTCCATTGATGCAATTGGTCTATCAGGATCATCTTCACCAGACATTATTTTTATTGAGTTTATATCCAAATTTGGTATATATTTTCTAACACTTTCTCTAATTTCATCTTCAATTAAATTATATGCAACTATATCATTTTGATCAAAAATGTATTCATATAATCTAGTACCAAAGTCGGGTAAATAATATCTACTACCCTTCCTTGTTAATAGAAGATGTAATAAATTTGCTCTCACCTCTTTTTCGGTAGTTTCGGTCATTCTTAAAAAATCACCTTTTCTACTATCTCTAAATGGATAATCTATACCATATGTCGCCATGTTTATAAATATAATGAATATTAAAATGGTAATAAATAAAAAATCGCAACATATGTTGCGATTTAAAATTTGTGACTTGGATTTCACCCCCTGTATAACCAAATCTTAGATGCTCAAGGTACGCCTTGACGACAGATCAATCTTTGAGGGAGTCACCTAATTCATTGTTTGTTTTATCGTCATTATTATTTTTGGTAAAAGAATTTTTACCATATGGACAATGTCTACATTTTTTTCCACAACAATAACCTCTTTCTAAATGAAATCGTTCTGTAAAAACTACTTTACCATTCTCCAAATAATAATGGATATTTTCTACTAATTGATTACTTTTCATATTTTAGTAATTTCACATGATCCATCAGTACCTGAACATGCCATACTAGCATAGTCACTAATGTCTTTATATTGTGGTTTATCTAAAATCTCACCAAAATTAACTTCTTTAAATTGACGAGTAACTGTTTCCCATTTATGGAACAAATGAACATCTTTTAAACAATAAACCATTTTCTTAAGATCTCCTTTGAAATAGTTCTTAGCAAATTTCTTTGCTCTTGTTAACCAATAATTCTTTAATAAAACTTGTTCTCTTGTCCCTGTTACAGGTATGGGACTGTCTGTTTGTGTACTAATTAAAGTATCACAAGCCAACCATAAGTTATTCTCAAAATAATGTAAACCATCAATAACTAATCCGGATGCCAATATGGAACCTTTACCATATTCAGATACAATTTCTTCTAAATTTAATACCGAAGTAAATGGTGCTTGGTTAAAATCCTTATCACCATAATCTGACATAAAACTAACTGCGGTGAAATAATCTCTTTCATTCCAAATATATTCAACAATTGTATCTTTATCGTCAATGATAACAGTACAACTTGTATTATGGTTAACAGGACTATATGTACATAATTCAGGATTAGTCCCCTCATTAACCCAATTCTGTTGAACCAATTTAATTAATTCAAGGTGTTTAATACCTTTCATATCTTTCTTGAATAAACCTTGTTTTGGATTTTCAACTGGTACGAATACAACGTAATCACTTTTAGTAGATGACCATACACTTTCTTCAAGTAAGAAAGACATATTATCTTGTAACCATTTTGCAGTGTTACTTTCTTTATTCAATTGCATGATTCTGAAATATTTTTCAGAGTGTTCAGGGTGAATACCGCTAGCAGTACCTAAAACAACAGAAGCATTTCCCGATGGTTTAACACATGTTGTTCTCGCCGCTTGATTAATTTCAATAATCTGTGAAACTTCCTTATTTGTTTTCTTTACAATTTCAGCACCTTCTTTAAGTAATTCAGCATTAAATAATTTAGGATTATTCATCCATCCAGTAATACTAACACCTAACAATGCTTCTCTTTCAAA